ATTTGAAAAATGTTTAATGGCAAACCATCGTTTATTATTTTTTTCAATTCGTTGCTTATGTATGTTTCTGTAGTTAATCTATCCTCATTAATTTCAATATTAGTAAAATCAAAATCAACCATGCTTTTACCATTTGTATCAAAACAACGAATACCTTTGCGATAAACGTTAAAATTGCTTTCCTCCGTTTTAAAAAAGATGCGTATTTTTTCATTTTGCCATGAGTGTTTTCTATAAAATGCGAAATAAGCATCAAACTTTAACATCACTTCCGATAATTCACTACTCATAGGTATATAAATAGTTGTTGTGTGTTCTTTTCCTTTAAACTCAGGCAACCATGATGTTGTTATTGAATGATTACCTTCATCAATAGCGTTACTTAAAACTTCCCTCAATGCCATCCACCCTGTCCATTTTGGCCCCATTTCTGTTGTCAATGACGTTTCTTTTCCGTCAACGGTAATGACGTTTACTGGGGTATTTCGATGTAGTTTTATTGAAAAATCAACATCTATTTTATTATTGCCTGCCATTATTATTGGCTTGCAATCATTTCTTAATAACCATGAAAGTGCATATTTCCATCCACTACCAAACATTCCAATTTTACCTGTTTGCTCGCGTTTAGTACTTGAGCCTATTAGCATTAAATCTTCGGCACATATAAGGCCATCATTTGTAATTTTTAGATAATTCATGTTTTTGTTTATTTAAAGTTTCGTTCGTTGTTTTTATTTTTTCAATCCAGCTTCTTTTTCGGCATACTCTTTCATGTTTGCCATAGCTAATTCGTTTGGTTCATGAAACCTATAAGGGCTTACAGGCAATTCATGACATGATGCTTTATATATTTGAAGTGCTGCAAATGTTGGTGAAGTTTGTTTTTCAAGAGCATATCCTTGCTCACCTGCTAAATGTATTACCCAACCGGCGCGGCAATGAGTTGTTCCGCAACTTGCTTCAGTATTATGCCATGAACCCATATCAAAAGTTTCAGGCTTTGAGCTAACGGCTTCATAAACTTTTTGATGTATGTTTTCGACTATTGGAATAGCAAACACTGCTTTGTCACCTTTGGTGCCTTCACTTCGTTTACTGTAAGAGCAATAAGAGCAAGAAGAGCAATAAGAGCAAGAAGAGCAATCAGAGCAATAAGAGCAAGAAGAGCAATTAGAGCAATAAGAGCAAGAAGAGCAATCAGAGCAAGAAGAGCAAGAAGAGCAAGAAGAGCAATAAGAGCAATTATAGCAATCAGAGCAAGAACTACAATTCCAACACCCTTTATTTGTTTCATTCATCGCCTTAAATGTTGGATTATTATCAGCAAATGATTGCGTTACCCCATTTACTTTTTTATCGGTTCTATTTAAAAAATCCGAATAAGATTTAAAAATTTCTGTTTTCATGTTTGTGGTTTGTAATTATTAAAAGTTCATTGTTTGTTTAATTAATCAATACCCATCAAAAAAATCTTCTTCTGCATCAAATGGATAGCCTCTAAAATCTTCGTCGCTGTTATCTTCAAAGCCACGGTTTTTGTTTTGGAAGTTGTCAATCTCTGAAAGCTCAAAAGGTGTCATGTCTAATACGCTTTTTGGCTTTGATACTTGGTCATTACTGATGTTGGTTAAGTTTCTCATTTTTTTGTGTTTTTAAAGTTCAAATTTTTTATGCTACTAATCTAAGTTTATTTATCGCAGATGATAAACTGTTGCCTTCATAAACAGTATTATCGCAATCTATAAATTCGTGTGTTCCCTCTAATTCATCGTCGTAAATCTCATATTTATATTGCGTAGTTATTATTGTTGAAAAAGCACCGTTATCATCGAATATTATGCTTGTGATAGCATTTAAAGAGTTTTTTACGTTTACATAAGCGTTACCACAATCAAAACAAACATCAAGGTTGACAGATAACCCTAATTTTACCGCTGTTTTTTGTACTTGTTTTTCGATGTTGTTTAATGTAAGTTTCATATCGTTATTTTCTAAAGTTCGTTGCATTGCTAATGCCTTACAATTATAAATAATTATTTCATAACTGCAAAATGTTTTTGAAAATAAATTTTATCTGTTTTTAAAATGCTGTTTTTTGTTCCATAAAAGGAGTTATTTGCAACATAAAATCATGCTTTGTACTTGTTACGAATGATATGCATCCAGCTTTTTGCATGGCTTGTAAGTGCTGTTTTTGGTCGGGTTTAAGTGTATCTTTACCTACCTTAATCTCTATTTGAAGGTGTTTTCCGTCACTTACCCTATAGCCCGTCACGTCAAGTACCGCAATTGTTTTTTGATTTTTCTTAAAGTGTACTTTTACAATATCTTCTTTGCCTTCTTCTTTTATGACCTCGATACGGGTGCTCGGGGTGTTGTTCGATCGCCATGCAACAAATTTCCCACTGTCATTAAGATATTTGATTACAAAGGCTGTAAATTCGTTTGTAGCCTTTTTAGACTTGATTAACTTATCGTGTCGGCTTACTTTGTTATTTTCAGCACCAAACAGGTTTTCACCTGCTTTAGTGCCTATTATTTGCTTCTTTGTCAAGTTTACTGCCATTAGAATAGTTTTTCTTGGGTTTGAACTTCGTTATTATTAGGGCTAAATAATCGTTGTTGGGATATGTGTTTTTTAAACCTTAGTTCTTGGGCTTCAAAGTAATCTTTATCCATTTCACACCCGTAAAAATCAAAACCTAAATCATAAGCTGCTATTCTACTACTTCCACTACCCAAAAAACAATCTAATATAGTTTCTCCATTTTCACAAAAACGCTCAAATAAAAAATGATATAGACCAATTGGTTTTTGAGTTGGATGAAATCTATTGTTATCAGTGCTAAGTTGGTAGTGTACTTTAGCTGGGCAATCGTAACTTGTCCATATTAATTCACAAGCAGATAACGTTGGCATTGATTGCCTTTTATCCCAAACAACAAACCCTCTTGTAGATGGTAAATATTCTAAAAAATAATTTGCCCCACAAACTATTTGATTTTTTGTAACTCTAAAAAATTCTTCCCAAAAATGTTTATTTGGCAAAATATCCCATTGCGAACTTTCTCTATAAAGTTTAGCCATTGGGGTATTTTTTAAACGTCCGCCTCCATCAGAAAGTCTATTTCCTAATCCATAAGGGGGATCGATACAAACAACATCAAAAAAATTATTAGGATAACGTGACATCATTTGCATATTATCTTCATTTGTAACAATAGATATACTCATTGTTTACCCATTATATTTTTTACGTGTATCACTAACTATTTTGTCTGTTTCGTCTTTGAATTTATCCCATGCGTTGCAAACTTTTATTTCGTCATCCTCAGACATTTTACCCGCCGCAAAACGATGTATAGCACTTGGGTTTAAAGGCTCTGAATAATTATCAATGAAAGGCGCACGTTTGATCGTTTTAAAAATAGATATTAAGTCTTTTTTCATGTTTTGTTTTTATTTAGTTGTTAAATTATTTCTCCTGTTCTCATATAGGTTTCATGCTGTAAGTTTGAGTACTCACAAAGGGCATTAAACTTTATATCCGCCATTGTTTCCACATCGGCGGTAATGGGGTTGTTATTTTGGTCTATAATTGAATTTACAATAACATGGTTGTCGTCAACATCGCACTCTATTTCATAGATGACTAATAAATTGTCGTAGTTTAACTCGTAGGTTTTATTCATGGTTTTTTAGTTTATTTGTTCAATATCTTCAATATTCACACATTCGCCACAAGATATGTTTGCTATGCCAGAATACTCATTGCCATTATCATCAAATCCACGGCATTCATAAGATGCATCATAGCAATCAACCCTTTCAAGTAATTGGTATTGCAGGTCATCAAAATGCACTTGTATTTCTACTCCGTTTTCGTTTATAAAAGTTTCTGTTTGCATTGTTTTCTATTATTTTAAAAGGTTTCGTTTTATACCGTCAAATCCCCATGCTGATTAAGCTATGGGGTTGACGTATGGTTTTATGATTTTGATTTTAGCAATCAATAGCAGCTTGTAAGTAATCAATTAAATAATCACACTCTGATTCTGCCGTTTCTGCTGAATTTAAAGCGTCATCTAATTGTTGAATTGCATCTTCTAATCGACTACCTTTTTCAGATTGTTGTAACCCTTCACTTAGGTTATCAAACTTTTCTTGTTCCTCGTCCCGTTTTTGCTCAATTAATTCTTTTTGTGTGTTGATTATATCTCTTGCTTTTTGGATTTCCTCAATAGATTTTTCAATTTCTTTTCTGTCTTGCTTGTTCATGGTTTTTATTTTAAAATTTCGTTATGCAATTATAAATAAAATTTTCAATACTTTAAAACTTTTTTGAAAATATTTTTTACATACCATATAAAAAAAGAAACTCCCCCTTAAATTAATAAGGAGGAGAAAAAAAATACTCGCATATCGACGCGGGTAAATATTTTAATTAATTGCCTTTCCACAGCGCTTTGAATGAGTTACAAATATATAAAAAAATAAAATAAAAAAGCCTCCGATTAAAGAGGCTTTAATTTTGCACTGGCCGTTTTGTCAAAGCCATTTTAGTGCCGGTTCCTACTAAGTAATTTCTTTCATGCTGCTAACTCCTTTTGAAGCCTTATTTTAAACGATTGTATGTTCTCAATCCTTTTATCCAGCTTTGATATTGAATGCCTTACAAGGGCTTTAAATGCGCTCTCATGGCTTACTTGCTTATTACAAACTATAAACGCTACTTTATTATGCTTTGGGTCTTGAAATATTTTCATTTTGTTTAAATATTCAAACTTGTTTAAATAAATCGTTCCGCTATCAAGTTTTATTTCAAGTATGTTACTATTATGGTTTTCAAAGTCGACAAGTTTTCCTGTAAGGTCAATACTTAATTTGATCTTTTCATTAATGTGCTTTAATGAATACAGGATAACTCGCATAACATTTACTAATCATAATACAAATATAATAAATTATTTAATCAAATATTGTGCTAAAATTATTCTATGATAGGCAATAGTTGTTGTATAATGGCTTTAATAACATTAACAACTATACTATTGCCGGCTTGTTTGTATGTTTGAAAATCAGAACAAGGTTTTATATATTCATCGGGATAACCCATTATTCTCATACATTCTAATGGTGTGTATTTTCTTATGCGTTCACCGCAAATAATACCTTGATTGCATTGTGTATCTAATGTTTGTGCTATTTCTTTTCCAACACGACCACGCCTTGTTTTAGATGTTGGGAATGAAAAGTTTATGCTATCTCCTGTTTTGGCTTCTACAAACCCCTTTTTAGTTCCTTCACTAATTAAAATCAACCCCTGTTGTTTTGCTCTTAATGCTGGAGCAATCCCTTTATCTGAATAAACCCTATTACTACTTTCATAGCCAGGTAAACTACCAACTTTTATTAAAACTGCATCTGTACCTACTTTTGCCTGATTAGCCAATAAACATGGCGATATTTCAGTTTGTTCATTTATTATTCGTGTTCTGTCTGAATTATGCTTTAAATAATTAACCATATTATCAGACAAAAAATATTTTTCATCTACATTTTTTTCAAGCAAATCAATTAGCCTTTTATTTAAACGTTGTGGCTTTGGAAATCTAAAATTATTTGGTAAATCATTTCTTATACCTACCAAAAAAACCCTCTCTCTATTTTGAGGTATGCCATAATCTTTAGAATTTAAAACCGCAAAATGTAAATTGTATAATAAACTATCTTCATGGTTAAACATATTTATATGTGTATTCGTGCTTCGACCTAATAAATAACACCAATTTTGAAACGTTACCCCATTTGCGACTGATAATAACCCTTTAACATTTTCAATTATAAATGCTTTGGGTTGTTGTTTTTTTACATACCTATAAAAGTCAAAGAACAACAATCCACGTGGATCTAATTCACCTAATCTTTTGCCGGCTAATGAAAATGATTGACAAGGAATACCACCAATAAATAAATCTGAATATAATTTATCTTCTTTATTAAAAATATCGGTTTTGTCCCAACTTTCTTTAGTCATGTCTTGAAACATGATATTGGGATTAAAATTTGCTAAATAAGTTTTACGGGCATACTTATCTATCTCACAAGCAAAAGATATTTCGTGTTTTATTCCTAATTCTTTTAACGCTTGTTCGGGTGAACCGATACCACTACAAACAGTTGCTATTTTTATCATTAGCTAAAATTTATCTTCTCTTTGAATAGGTGTTAATTCGGGTTGAAAATCGGTGTGACTGTTTAATAATAATGGATGATCTGAAATTCGCATAAGGTTTCCGACATATTTAACAGGTATCGTAACTAAAAGCCCTTCTCTGTTTTTTCCTACGATTATAAATGCTGCTTCTCTCATATCTGTTATAGTTACCCCAAAATGGCTGCAATTAACCTCTGTAAGGCTTTCTTTTAAGTCCTCGTAATACCAAGGTCTCCACACAAAAATAACGTTATCTGCGTCATGTTCAATGGCTTTACACTCCCTTATCATCCCTAATGTTGGTTTGTTGTTTTTAGCCTTTCTAACCTCGTCATTAAGCTGTGCAACCTCTATTATAACTATTCCGTGACGTTTAGCACAAGCCTTTATTCGACGGCTTATATCTGCTAATTGAAGTTCCCTTGTATTATCTATTTTGCTTCGTGATGGGTCGGGTTTCATTAACTGAATAGTATCAACGTAAACCTTATATACACCATGCTTTTCAACCAAATGCTTAACCCTAAATTCAAATTCGTTTATTGTTATCCCGTCCTCGCAATCGTCAATGTGTATTTCTGATTGCTCAAAAAGATCTAAATAATATTCATATCGACTTAATTCATTTTCGGTAAATGTTCCAAGTGAAATGGTGTCTTTATCTATATTAGCAATGTTAGCCATTAGACGTATTGAATATTTTAAAGATGTCATTTCAAGGTTAAAAACTGCCGTTGGTATTTGCTCTTTTTTTAACTGCATATTACCTTTTGAATTAAACTCAAAACAATTATTTACAACCTCCGAACAAGCGAGGGTACTTTTGCCCATTGAAGTCGCCCCTAATATTACTCTTACATCTCCAGGCGCATCCCCTTTTAATATTTTATCCAATGCAAGTATGCCTGTACCTGGCCCTAACAATCCGTTCTTTTTTTCTTTTAATAAGTCTTGACGCAATTCATAACCTAACTGTTTTGAGTTTTTAGCTTTATTCGTAAATATGTTTTTTACAAGCCCTTTTATTGAATTGGTTATGTAGTTTATTAAGTCAAAAACGTCTGTAGTGTCTTCGTAAGCGTTATTAATTGCCTCTGTTGATATTCTTATTGTTTCACGTTGTATAAACTTTTCATATATTATTCTTAGATGGTATTCAATGTTATTTGGCGAAATTGCTTTTTCGGTGAGTTCGGTTATATAATAAGAGCCGCCAATCATTTCTAATTCCCCCTTTGATCTAAGTTTAGATATAACGGTTAAAAAATCTATTGGTTCTTTTTTTTGATGAAGGTCTAATATTGCCTTAAATATCAATTGATGTGAATTACTATAAAATATTTCGGCGTTTGTGGTTGCAAATAAATTATCATCTATTTTATTTAACATTATTGCACCAAGCACCCCTTCTTCTATATCAGATGCTTGAGGAGGCAATTTGCCTAACCCCATTGAAAGCATTGGGTTTCTTTCTTTACGTTGTGGTTTGTTGTTTTCAAAAGTCATAATTTATTGTATTTTTCAAACCAAAAAACAATTTCTTTTGGCTCAAATGTTAATATTGAAAACCTGTTAGCTAACCTCACCATTGGAGAATTTTTATAAAGTTTTTCGCATTGACTTTTAATACTTTCCCTAAAGTATTCTATATGATTAGCACTTTTGTAATTATTACAACTTTTACAAGACGGCATTAAATTATCTATATGATTTAAATCTAATAATGTTAGATGTTTTAAATAATCGGGTATTAACCATTCGTTTTTTATGTGCTGTTCAAAATTACGTTTAGATAATAAATGATCAACTTGCATTTCACTTAATGTTATATAATAACCGCAATAAGCACATCTGCTATCGTATTTGTCAAGTACCTTTCTTCTATCTATTTTCATAGTTCATAAATTTTATTACCAAAGTTTAATATGTTCACCAATTACCAACTCTATCATTTCGGGGTTAAACCCTTTTACTATTTCTTCCTTTTGCTCTTTATTCATGGACGATACCTTTTTAAAGTAGTTTTCTGCTGTTTCTTTGTCGCCTGCGTGGATAAGATACACCAAACGATTTAACTTCTTTGTAGTGTCTGTATATATGCTTATAAGCCCGTTATAAAAAGCTATTGTCTTTTCGGGATTTGAGGTTATGCCGATGTGTAAAAAGTTATCGGGAGTTGCCATAAAGAAACAAAACCATTGAGCCATATTATTTTAAATTACCTGTTTCAATTATTTTACCTAAATGAATTATAAACTCGCCTCGCAATACAATAACCACAAATCCGTTTGAGTATTCTTTTCTTAGTGTCGTATCAGATTTATCAAAACCTAAATATGGTGCAATAAAATAAGGCTTATCACTTCCATATCCGTTTACAAATTTTACTTCGTCATAATGTTTTTTATTCCAGTTTTTATCATATAAACGACTTTTAATCCAATCAGAAATGGCTCTATATTCGTCTGTTTTTTCACCTGTAACCATAACGTCAAAGGCTTTTTTTATTAATGATAAATGCAATGTCTTTCTCATAATCTTAAAATGTAATTACACGTCCTTTTTTTTCTTCGGGTTTGGTATTATCGGCTTTCCAATTATTTGCGCTTGCTTGCCAATCTACCATTTTTGATTTTCCCACCACCCACCCGTTACTTGTATAATGATTAAAAAACTTTTGTGCTAAAACTGGGTCTTTTATAATCAATTTAATTTCTTCAATGGTAGGCTTTATAAACTTCGGGCGCCTTTTTGTTAAGTCTGCTTCCTCGAAAGGTAATGGGTCTAAACTTTTGTCTTTGTTAATCATTTTTAAGATGTTAAAGTCAAACCTATCTTGATAATAGTCTATGGCTTTAATAGCTTCTCTATGTTCAATTTTTGTTCGTTTTAATGGCAAAGTATATTGAACCTTACAAAAGTTTCTTAGAAGCAATATTTTACGGTCTATGCTCAATAAATACCGGCTTTCAATATCTTTAAATGATTGCTTGATTTGCTCATTTGTTAAAGGCTCTAAATCAAGTTTGACTTTCTTCATCGATACTTCCCAAAAACCACCTTCATCGCAACGATCTGAAAGGTAAACAAAAAGCAATTTTGAATTTGCCGGCAATGATGAAAAAATCTCGTCGTCCCAACGTTGTGTTTTAACTATTCTATCGCTCATGGCTTAGGAAATTCTCTAAACTGAATACTTTTAGGAAATTCATAAAAGTTGCCACCGTGGCGTTCACTCATATTTAATTGCTTTGCAAGATATGTTCCTACTTGTTTTACAAAAACTGGGATATTTAAACTTTTGCAATCAGAAACAACCCTTTCAATCCATTCTATTTTACATGGCCTATATTTGTATTTACCATTATCATTGCCACTTTCACCACCTACAATAACCCATTGTATGCCATGTAAAATAGGCGGTTCTATTGGCATACCCATACAACCGCAATCACGCCCACTACAGCAATATGTTGGGCCATTTTCAAAGTTTTCTATTGGGTACATTAAATCAAGTTCTTCATACATTGGCTCTAATGATAAGAACTTAGTTTTTGCGGTTATGCTTTGTAAATCAAAAAGTCTTTTTATTCCTGATTTGCTACCTATTGATGTACCTAACCAAACATTATCGTAACCTTCACCCCAATCAGCTGGTAAATGGTCTTTAATCCTTTCGGGGCGTTTTGTCAATATTTGAAATATAAGGTGAGGGCATTTTTTTATAATATCCCACGCCTCATTTCTAAAGCCATCTATATCTTCGTGAAAGAAGTCGGTTAACGATGAAGTAAAAATAAGCGGACGGCCATTCCAACATTGAGAATGCATTTCTTTGTAGTTTAGTGGCAAATTAAAAACTGATTTAGTTTTTGTGACTTGATCCGCTTTGTATCGTGTGTCGTTTAGGCTTTGGCGATACATATAGCAATATTTGCAATCTGCGTCTACCTTAGTGCACCCCCTTGCTATATTCCAAGTTGCATCAGTCCATTGAATTTCTGATTTGTTTCCCATTTTTTCTCTTTTTAATTATGGTTTATTATTTAATTTATTCGTTTAATTACTATTTAATAAAGGCTCTATTCCCCGCAACTCTTTAATTTGAATAATGGTGTTCATTGTGGCAGTTGCTACACAATGTCATTAAGTCCTGTAAATTTTCAAGTTCTTTAAAATGATTTTTATAGGTATCGTGGTGAACTTGCAAACCATCTTTACTTGAGCAAATAACGCATTTAAACTTATCTCTTTTTAAAACCTTGCCCCGAACATACTGCCAATACTTTGAAAGTAAAAAGTCTTTGTATTTGAGTTTTATTAATTGCTCATAACTTTCATATATCGGCTTGTTTTTAATGCGTTTGATTTTAGGTCTCTTTGCCTTTTCTTTTTTATCGCGTTCCTTTTTTAATTTACGTTGGTATGCCGCAATTAACTTGTCTTGTTTTAGTTCTGTAGATGTTTTTAAAATTCTACCTATTGAATATTTAGATTTATAACCCATAATTATTTAAAAGAAAAGGTAGAAAAATAAAAGAAACCAGTAAACAAAATAAAAAGACAAAAAAGAAAACCTACAAAAGTAACTTCAATTACACCCACATTAAAAGTGGATTTACACGAACCAACTATTTTTATAGAAGTGTAACATTTGCAGACACCTTTGTCATGGTAGCCGTGAAAATAAATACTAAGCATAAGAATACCGCATTAAACACTATCAGTAATATTAGCCTTGTTGTATGCGAAGTTTCTCAGGTTTCGCCGGGTACAAGATATAACCCGTTGTTGATTTTGTAAAAGTAATATTAAAAACCTTGAATGCAAATATTTTTTTTACTTTTGTAATTCTCAGGTTTCAAATTTTTTAAGCCCACAACGATAACTAAAATCGATTTGTGGGCTTTATTTTTGCTCTTTTAACGCTTCTAAAAGTGTTTGTTCATCTTCTTTCAGTTTTTCTATGCGTTGTTTCATCTCGATTATTTGATCTTTAAAATAAGGCTCATATATTGATTTAAGATTTAATCGCCCCTCTAAATAATTAATATCAATTTTAATCTCTAACAGTTTTTCACTTAGAAAATCTGAAATTCTTTCGGTAAGTGGTTTCATTTATTTACTTTTTAAATTCGTGTAAAGGGCAATAATCCCTATCTTTTTTAACTCTTAATTTTGTCAATGGGTTTTCAACTTGACATAACTTTTTGTTGTGTATAGTTGAGTAACAGTAGTATTTACAATTACTGCAAAAAGCCTCGGTTTTAACTTTAGCCATTTTGATGTTTGTTTATTAGTGTTTCAAGTCTTTTTAATTTGGTGGCTTTATGAACGTTTATTTTATTTTTATTTAAGCCTGTTTTTAGCTGTTGTAGCATTATTTCAACGTCTGCGACTTCTTCATGTACGTTATCCATAACATCTTTTGCCCCTACGCCATTTTAATAAGACTTGCGTTAACTCTGACATTTCTTCAATGAGCATATCAACTTGGGATTTAACCCCGAATGTGTCTATTGATTTTTTATATATATCGTCCATTTTGTTACTCTTTAGTGATTATCATTGATTGTTGGCTATCTATTTCGTTTATTTTAAAATCACGTCCTAAACTTGTTATGCAATGACACAAAAATGAAGGGTATAATTCTTTTTTAATTATTACACGCTTGCCTTGATTTAAACGCTCTGATAATAGTGTAAGCCAATGTTTTTTATAATGTGTCATTTTTAATTTTATTGTATTCGTCAAGATCAATTATTAAAAGTATTATGCTTTTATCTTTCATGTCATTAATAATTAAATCTTGCGCTATATTTCCAGGTATTCCAATTTTAACATAACCGTTGACCCCGTTTTTGTCTATCGAAATAACCTCGTTACAAACGTCTACCCTGGAATTTCCATCTTCTGCATCGGCTTGATTTAATTTATCTAAAATTTCAAATAATCTCATTTTCTATTTTTTTAAAGTTTTAAAGAAAGGATAGATACTTTTAAATACCTATCCTTTTCTGTTTTTTACATTGCTATTTTTAATTGATTGTTGGCCGACTTACCTTTAAGATATTCATTGGCTTCTAACATTAGGTTATCTAAATGTTCATCCGATAATGAAAGCAACGGGTAATTATATCCTTCGCCTTCCGCCTTTTTTATTGTTGAAATAACAGGGCTTTTCAATTTCACAATTTGGCCGTCTTCGGTGTAATGCGTTCCTAAAATTTGAAACCCCGTCATTTCTTTTTTAGTTGTGATTATAATGCCAGTAATTTCAACATCTGAAAATCTCGGGTCATCTTCAAAAAGGTGGTCTGCAAAATATTGGCTATCAATTTTCTTTTTTCCTAAACGGTCAAAGGGTTCAGCAAAACCACAACGTACCATTAAATGTACTTTAAACCTATCCATAGCCGTTTCAAAAGCTGGGTGCCTTGATTGTGTACTTCTGTAAGTTGGGTCTTCCTCAACTACATCATTTTCGCCTTGCGGTTGATAAACTGATTTTACGGTTATAAACGTGCGTTTAACCTTTTTACCCGAAAACATAATACTCTTAATTGTTTTCGGTATTTTACTGCTTGATGGTAATGTACTCATTTCTGTTTTTTATTTATGTGAATTAAAAATCGTTGCTTGAACTATCAAAACTTGATGAACTGTCATAAGATGAACTGCTATCATAGTTGCTGCTACTATCGTATGATGAACTATCCGATGAAGTTGAATTGTCATCCCAACTTCCGCCATTGCCACCACCGCCAAAATCACCGCCCCTAAATCCGTCAAAGGTTTGTTGTGGTGTATCATCGATTATTGGTTGCCTATCGTCGCTTAATACTTCGGCTAAAATAATTGGGGTTAAATAATCAGTTTCGTCAACATAATGGGTAACTGGTTCATTTGTTTCTGTAAAATACGCCCTATGTGTTATTGGCAATTTGTTATAACACTCTTTTTTAATTATAGCACCTTTTTTGTGCTTCCAAAATAGTAAGTTCATTTTTTTGTTGTTTTATTTTGTTTTTAAATATTGATTATATAAGTCGTTTGCGATCATTATTATGTCATTGTTTGTATCCTTGTAATAATTAATTCTATTATCTGAAAATTCTGAATAAACACCTGTTGCAATAGCTTTAATCAATTCAAACTTCATATCTATGCCTTGTGGCGTGTTTTTGGGCGATGTAGTGCACTTTTTTATATCTTCTGATATAACCTGTAAGCGTTCTATCAGCGTTTGAAAATCAGCCCCGAAATCGATAGTTGGTTGTTTCTGTTTTTTCTTACGCCAGGTTAAATTAAAGTCAAGTACTTGTAACGCCATTTTTTCAGTTGGCATCCCGTGTTCAAATGTCCAAACTCGCTCACCACTTCTATTTATGATACCCAACTTTGACATTGCGAAAGTTACCGATTTGCTTACCCCGACTGATTTTATAATCTCTTCAATAGTTAAATAATTGTCGGGGTTGTTTTCAATAGCGTTATCTCTTATATTTTGCAAAAATGTAATGTAACGATTTACATCTTTAGCCCTTACTTGTCGCTCTCTCATAACCCGTAAATATGATTACTAATAGCCCTTTGTGAAGCTATAATTGACTTTGCAGGAAAGGGTATCAAATCAACCCACATAAAAAAGAAATACCTTTTTTGAGGCATATAGCATTCCTTGCCATTTACCCATACGATTTTTGTTCTGTAACGGTTCATTGTTTTGGTTTTTTAAAGTTCGTTTGTAAAATTAGTTATTTATTTGGCTATCTTTTCAATGTTTTCAATTGCAGATTGTAGTTTCTCAACTTCTTTGGGCGATTTTTGGTTTCTATAACCTAAATTGTGTTCACCTGTTAAAAGTATTTGTTCAATGGTTTCATTGATATAATCAGCAACCCAATTGATGCGCTCTTTAAAATCTTTTCGCCATTCAATATCGGGGTAAACACGTACTATTTTAATACGTGCATCTGGTAAAATTATATCTTCGTTATAACTAACAAAATCACCATATTCAGCCTCTGCAAATAAAATGTTAGCTTGTAATTGATGCCAGTATTGCGGATCAAGTTGTTTTAACTCCACGGCTGCCTTTATTTTTAAGGCTTTAATGTGTTTGTGCGCACGAGGACATTTTATCTCAAGCACACTTTTTATTTCGTCTGTGCCTTCATAGCAAATAAGCCCGTCATTTGTACCACCGCATATTTTATTGTACTCAAAAAACAAACTTTCCTCAACAAACTGATCTGTTATTTCTGAATAAATACCTCTTGCTTCGGGTTCTAAAATTTGCCCCCTTTCTACATCGGGTATTCCTTCGGGTACTTCGCTTTCTGATTTGTTAGTAAGCATTTCACCTATTTTGGTATGGATATAACCCATGCCCCCGATACCAACTAATTCAGATTTGCTTTTACCCGAAATAAATATCTTATGTAAATAAGAGGCAGTCAATCGTTTCAAACGCACTTCATGCCATTTTTCTGTGTTTGGCAATATGCCATCACTTAATCTCATTTCTTTTTATTTTTAACTTCGTTGTACAATGGTAGACGTTCAACCTCTGCTATTGCTTCGGGACTATTGTCGCCTTTAGGCTCTATCTTTTCGCTTGTGATAGCTTTTATTTCCTTTAATTCCCGTTCTATACGGCTTATTTCTTTTTTAGGATCAACGGGTGGCTTCGCTTTGTATTCGTCAACTGCGTGTAGTGCTAACTGTTGGCATTGTTGCCTGGCGTTATTAATTTCTTCAACCTTTATACCCTCTGCGTTTTCTAATTGCATTGAAACTTCAAATGTTGAATAATTGAATGATAATGCTACCCTAATATTTGATCTAGTTATTTTTGTTTCCATAGTTTGGTTTGTTGTTTGTAGTTCGTTGCTCATTGTTTATTAAAATTTTAATCTTTATCCCCGCATTCTGATAGATAATCTAAACCATCATCTAATCCGCAATAACTATCATCTTGTTTTTGATAATCATGCCAATGTTCGCGTCTGTAATTATTTTCTAATACTGTTTGTGGATTATACGTAGGTTTTGATTTTTCACGCTTTTTAGCTGCACATCGTTTTGAACAACATAAACCCCAGCCTCTGTTTAAGTTTCGATTATCTGCGTAATATTGTTTATTACAATTATCGCATTTTCTTAATGTAAAATCCATGATTATGATTTTATTTTTTTCTGATATTTACGTTTAGGTTTAGCTTCAATATCGCTAACAACTTTTTTAAGTTTAGCTATCTTTTCGGCTTTGGGTTGCCTTTGGTTGTGTAGTGTTTTTTCTGAATTGTCATTTGAGGCACTTTTTAGCCCTTTAGACGCACTTTCTATAAGTTGGTGTATAGTTTTGTCATTGGGTATTAAATCGTCGCTGTCAAAGGCCGCTTCATATCCTGTGCTTAATGTCACGTAATACCTTATACCCGTGATTGTACCCTCTAAGCCATCAAAGATGCCTTTTTTGTTTATTTTAACTTTGTCCCCGTTCTTCATTGTTTTTCTTCGTTAACTATTAGGTTTACTTCATAGTGCAATTCAAGAACTAAAATATCTCCCGTTTTAGTTTGTATAATGCAAATAGGGTCAATACTTCCCTCCATTGTATTATCACTTGGGTATCTTTCAAAACCACCACGTACTCCTATATAATGAATTAATACTTGTTCAACATCTCCACTATTATAAGTTTTGTCTGAACCGTTTTTTCTAACTGTTTTTAAAAATTTTATGTGTCCTTTCATTTTTGACATTGATTTGTTGCGATATACTGTAACCATTTAACAAAAGGCTCAAACCATATCATTTGAACCTTTGTAATTCCCTCGTATGGCTTTATATAGCCCTGTGGAGTTATTGTGTGATGTATGGATTTATGCTTGCTCATTTTAAATATTGTTATATAGATTAACCGCATAATTAATCTGTTCCCCATCGTAAATATTTATACCATTTTTATAAACTCGATAATTACCAATAATGGAAAATGTTATTTTTTTTAAAGGCAATTGACAGGCGTATATAATTTCATCGTTCCCCTTTTGGTTTTTAAATTCAATTAATGCTTTTGATGTAATTTGTTGGCTCATCTTTTTAATGTTTTAAAGTTTGATTAATTTGTTTTACTTTTGTTCTTCTTACATCGATAAGCCTCTCGGCTCATTTTTTGTATTATTTTTAAAGTTCGTTTTGGAAAGGGCTACGTTGCGATAACGTGGCCCTTTTGTTTATTGCAAAAGTTCAGCTTCTATTTTGGCTGCTATTTCAATAGCCTTTTCTAAGTTTTCATCACTTAGATACTTCTTTAATGTATTAAGTGACGAAAGGATAAATAACCATTCTGTTACATCCATTTCAATGTTAATTTTTTGATTTTCCATGTTCGTTTTTATTTTTTATGTGCGTTGTGTAATCTTAAAGCCTTCTCAAAGTTGCGATTATCTCTTTCGTAAAAGTCGTCATCGGTTTCTCCTGGTTTTCTGTAAGTATAAATCGATATGCCAAACTTGCTTTTTTTATCGTGTATTAAATCAAATATGTTTATATGTGAGTTTATTATTGCTTCTAAGTGTGTCATTTGTTTTCTAATGGTAAACATTCATGATTTGCTGCGTACTCTAAAATCTCATTGTAAAGAATATCGCTGATGTTGGTTTCATCCAAATCGGGGCAGATTGCGCAACCGCTTTCAACGTCTGTTATTTTGTTGATTATTGGCTGTCCGAATTGCATTTCAAAGTCGATAACAATGTTTGTTTCTACTTCTTCAATTTCGATGGTGGTGTGTAGTTTCATGTTTTTTGATTATTTAAATTCGTTATGCAATTATAAATTAAATTTTCAACACTTTATAACTTTTTTGAAAATAATTTTTAAAGGCACAAAAAAAGCTGCTCGTTATCGCAACTTGCAGCTTTCAAACCTATAAACCACTATCTATGAAAAACTATTTAATTCAGGGCTTTCATCGGGTCAAAGCCCAATCGTTTAACCAGCGTTGCATAAGTTATATGCCTTTGAGATAACAATGCTTTTTTTTCACTATTAAGATTAGGCATCCAATAAACAACTACTTGATTATTGAATTTTAAAACTTTCCAAACCACATCTGGCAATGTAACGGAAACGCCATTTATTGTAAATACTTTTGAACTTGCTGAACTCACACAACCGGCCCATATATCAACACTTTGAGCAATAGGTGTATGTTTAACCCCGTTTAATGTTGCACCTAATAAAAGCCTTGTAGTATCTTCCGTGGCTATCATAGTGCCAACATTTTGCCCCTGCCATTCTAAGAACTCGCCAAAACATTCAGTGTCACTAAATATAGCTTCGTTAAAATCTCTTGCTGCCAATATCCAGGCTAACCCGCAATGTCCGTAAGCAAACTCAATTGGCTTCTTTACAGTGGTGTTTGCGTATGTGTATACGGCATCTAATCTCGGTTGACCTACAACAACATTCCATTGAGCGTAAACGCCTTTACGTGGCACGTTAGCGGCCTCCTGTGCTTTTACATTATCCGCTGTTACTGTTGCGTGTTCTAATACAGGGTAATTCTTTTTAGTGTCTGCTATTGATTTGTAATAAGGATTAACCCACAAACTACAATCTGCACATAATGTGCTCTTTTGAGTCGGGTACTTTGCATACAACGCTTTTACGTATGCTGCATTTATCGTCTGCGCCTTTACAGGGTGCATATAAAGCGAAAGGGCGATAAGTAATACCCATGCTATTAGGTGGTTAAAATCTGATTTTTTCATTGTTTTTAAGTTAAACCCCCATCTTTTACTTGTTCCGTTGCCTGTGATAAGGCCGGTTGTTTTCAATTCGGGGGTTATGTTGTTAAATAAAATTTGCTACGTTTTTAGTCATTATGTAATGTGATTTACACGGGAAATTATAATTGCCTACACTACCTATAAATGAGACTGTGCCATTAGGTTCTTTTATCATATCCCAAAATTGGCCGCCAGATATAGGCATTATAACCATTTCATCACAACCGCATAAACAAATATGTTTTGACGTTTTGTATTTTTCACTTATATAAACCTTACCTCTTTCAATAAATGAAGGAATTTCGTCTACAAAAACAGGTTCATAAGGTACTTTAAAAAGCGTTTTCATATTAATTTTTTGATTGCCGACACTTCGCCGCCGCCACTAAATAATGTATATACCTTAATGACAATAAATCCTATTATAAATACACCTAACACCAGTGTAAACAACCGCCAAATACTTTCCGAGTGTGATGTTTGTTTTAGCTGTGCCTTAACAGTCACCAAGCTATCTGATTTGATTTTATAAATGGCTTGCGATGATTGTAACGCCCTATTATCGCTTACGGTGTCATGTATAGTTTTAGTAACGGGCTGTATAACCGTTTTGTAAACCGTTTTGGTAACATAAACCGTATCTTTTTTGATAGAGGTAATTGTCGTTGTGCCGCCTGGCGTAATCACCGTATCTGGTTTGCCCTTAACAACAACGGTATCGCTTTTGGCTATTCCGTTAAAGCATGGGTCAAGTGTATTGGTTAATATCTTAAATTGTGACGGATAACGCACTGCATAGACCTCCATACGCTCTTGATTGCGTTTATCTATGTTACACCCTACCAAAAAAAGAAGTGCGCTTAAAACGGCTAAAAATGGCTTCATTTTTAAGATGCTTTAACGGTATTGTCAATTACTACCGGTTGCGATGGCGTTGATGTTGTTGCAACTGTAGTATTTAATGCGTCTAACCCCGCTTTTATATCGCTTAATAAAACGTTTGTAGGGTGAGATGCGCTTTCAAGTCCTACGATGTTATCGGCTATTGAGGCAACATTTTTAACTATAGGCGTTTGCAGTACTGGCAATTGGCTTGCTTCGCCAACAACGGTTTTAATAACAGTTGGTGCGTCACTTGCCGCTGTTCCTATGCCTGCCATGCCTGCTGCGATAACTAATGTTTGAGGGTCTACCGATTTGTTTACCAAATAAGTAATTACTATTAACAGCACTGCGCCGCCAATACCTAAAGAAGTTGTTTTCCAGTTCATTGTTTTTGTTGTTTTATGTTTGCTAAATTATTTAATTGCTCTTGTGTGCCGGTAAAATAATCCCCGTCAAGGTCTGAATTATTATAGCGGTATGTGTATTGCCAAAATTCAGGTTGTTTGCCTGTATCGTACCTATTTGGGCAAGTTGCTTGCAAAGAAGATAGCCACATACCGTTATTAGGAAACCCATGGCCGTGAAAATATTCTTTGGGATAGTTGTTGTATGTGTAAATAATACAATCCCGCCCTGTGGCTGTTTTGACATAATTTAAAAAGTCTTGCAGCCTGCTTAACGCTAATTGCCAATTATTAGCAACCCATTTGTTTTGCACTGCTGTATCGGCTTCGTCTTTGCCAACTAAATCCTCTAAATCAACACATGGCGGCAAAACGCCAGGCAAAGTAAAATCAACCCCACGGGATAAAAAGTTTTTAGCTTGCGCAATGGGGTCAACTCTTGGGTCAAAAAAGTGATAACACCCTACAGCAAATTTATCGCCCCTTATCGCTTTTGCACTTTGCCAATAGGCATTAAATGTCGGGTCTTGATAAGTTAAACCCTGTGTTGCTTTAAACCATGCAAAACCAAATCCTTTGGCTGGCATATTCGGAACGTCAATGTGATCGTTCAGGTGGCTAATATCTAAACCCTTAATCATAATCAAATGTACTACAATTATTTCCAAATAAAAAAGGGGTTATTTCTAACCCCCTTAATGTTCAGCGTTTACAGCTTAGCGGCTATTGCTTCAAACGTTTTTAAGAATTTGAGGTGCTCACAATATTAAAATGTGTTCCGTCTTTTATACATAAAGGATAGCCGTCATCATTCCAACTTAAATGTCCGCCCTTATTGCCTTTACCAGACCATGTGCAAGTCAAACCTTTAATAACTTTGCCAAATGCTAATATACAAATGTCTTGGTAAGTTACTTTTGTAGATGGGCTTTCGTGCCAAACACCATTAACTGTAATCTTAGCCGTTGTTACTTTTGTTCTGCCTGTTTCTTCCATCCACCGAGCAAATTTTTCTAATGCTGATGTTATGTCGTTATTGTGATAAATTCCCTTGATGCCCTCACGCAAATAAGTATCTACCAATGGCACTTTTGAAAGAGTAGCCATATTTAAAAAGTCTTTAATTTGTTCGACTACAATATCTGTATTGTGACCTAAATGTCCTTTGTCTCCTATCATGTCGGATTATTTTAATAGAGCAACATTACTCTTTTACAAACATAAAAAATATTTCACAAAAAAGCCCCGAATTAATCGAGGCTAATTAACCGCATAGGGAATGCGACTAACCTATTTGGCTAATAAATTTGAATTATCAAGTTGATATAAAAACCAACCAAACCACATTTTAACGATGCTTACAGTAAGCGGCTCAAATACCGTAATGTCTGAAATATGTGTGGCGATATAATCTGTTGTAAAATGGCTAAATGTTGGCACCCCATCGCAATCTAACCCCTTACACCAATATGTTTTATATCCATTATCAAGCAAAATATATGGGTTTTTATCCCTAAAATTTAAATAATCAAAATCATCGCTTCTGGGTATATTGGGATTTACAATAATATCATTAGGCGTAAAGTCATAGAAAAATAGTTGTTTACCTAAATGATTATAAACAAAATCGGCATCGTTAAACATTTTATAACTTTCATCTATTTTTAAAATAAAATTATTGTAATCTGCTGTTTTAATTGAACGCCATTGTTGGTATGAGGCTACAACTATCTTTTTTGATTTTTTAACCGTTCTTAATAATCTGAAATTTATTGTTCGCATTTTATAAATCGAATGAGTAATAACAAACGTAAACAAATATTCTATAAAAACAAAAGCCCCAGACTTGGCCGTAAGGGACTTTTGTTTTTTATTATGCTTTTACAGATTATTTGCTACAAACCTAACAAATTATTTTTTAAAACACGAAGCACAAAGAAAAACAACTAAAAAGAAAAGCAATATATCAAATGGTATGTCTTTAAAAATTCCCATGATTATTTAACGGCAATAAAAGTAAGTTTACCATTTACCCATTTTTCAGTGAACAATTTTGATTGTGGGGTTGGTATTGTGTTTTGTACTGATTTATCCTTTATACCTAAAATACCGTCTTCCAATTTTTGAAATCTTAACTCATTTTTATATTGGTTGCTATCAATTTTTCGGTCTAAATGGACAAATAAATCTTTTGACTTATTATTGCTATCTTTTATTTCGGCCTTTATATCAGCCGCAAACCATATCACTGAAATTACAACGCTTATAGTTGACGCAAAAATGTATAATGCCGTCGACCATTTGACGTTTCGCATATACTCATTTCTTTCGTTGTCGCTCATACTCTTTAATAATTGCTTTTAGTTCTTCATTTTCTTTAATTAGTTCTTCGATTTTATACCCGTTTTTAAATGTTCTCAGGGATGTTCTGATATTATATACACCGCAAAAACCCGCAATAAATATAAAGACAGAGTAAAACCGATCAAGGCTAACGTTAAGTACTTTACTCCACATCTCTTTATTGTTTCGGTTAGGTAAAATAATATCGCAAGCCCTGAACCCGTCATAAATACAAATAAATTGTAGTACGGATTTTTAACAAGCCCTGCGTTTGTTAAAAGTATATCCAAAAATACAAAACAAAGTAACAGCTTTGTGCCATTTAAAAAACTCTCTTGCAACTTCGTCGATACCCTTTGTTTTTCAATTATCCACATTCCAATTACGGCAAAAGCTATATTCGCTATATGCCAATCTCGCGCCACCCAGGCCCAAACCTTTACGGTTGCTGTTTCGTATAAAAAGTTTACCTCGCTGGCTATAAACAAAAATGCTAATGCCCCACTGTAAACTATTTTTTTTAAAGCAGGGGTATCCATGTGCAAACGCCATTAACACATTCACAATCCCCATTAACTGTTGTCGGCGTACACCCTGTTCTACCTGTACAATTTGTTGAATTGCATTGTGGGTCTGCTGCTGCTTTAAATGTCCCCGCTTCTTTTGCAGCCATTATTTTGACCACTGAATGAAGTGTTTTTGCGTCTAATGACGCTAAATACTGTGTTACTGTTTTCATTGTGTTTTAAATTAATATCCCATTATAATTAATACTCCTGAACTTGTTGTGCCTGTAACCGTAACCGATGTAGTGGATAATGATGTAACAACTGACGATGAAAGTCCGTTTGTAGTAAGCACAACGGGAGTGTTTCCAAAAGCGACCGGAAAAGTATAGGATGCTGTCCCCACCAATGTGGTTAAATTAACCATCACAATGCTTGCATCCCCTATATGTGGCTGACTAAATTGCGCTGTTCCGCTTGTGCTACCATTAACAAGTGTCTTTGTTGCGGTTGATTTGAATACAGGGGCTATTACCGTTCCGCTGGTAGCCTCAAACGCTATATTGTTGCCTGTATTAGAAGTTACGGTGGGATTATAGTAAATGCCCCTTGTGGTACCGTTGTACGATCCCGTAAGATTATAGGTCGGTGATATATTTATAAAGTTAGTTGTTGAGCTTCCCGCACTTGATACCAAACTTGAGTTATATAACTCGCCGTCTGAAAATCCGTTAAGTATATTCAAACCCGATGCCTTTATGTTTCCTGAAATTTGCAATCTGTTTACGCCATCGTCCGTAAATGTGCCCCCGTTTTGTAAGCCCATATTTCCGGACTGATAAACCGCGCCGAATTGAGTTGTATTGTTATATAATTCAAATATATTTCGGCTTGAATTTCTACCATATACGGCTAACCCCGCACCAACTACGCCCGCACCTGTATTGTTTTCTATTACAATGCCATGATAGGCTGTTACGTGCATTTGGCTGCCAAATGTTGTTGATACCCTTGTGTTCACATCACCAAACCTAAAGTCAACGGTTTGCCCACTTGTAAAGTTATTGAAACCTACATAACGCCCGTTTGCTGCACCTACATCAACGTTGCCTAATAAATTAGTGTTGGCATTTACTCTAAGACCGTAATCCAGCACACCCGTAAAACTAAGATTATTAAATGATGGTTGTAAATCAACCCCTACTAATACATCATTATTTGCCGATGCTGTTAATGACGGGTTAAATAACGTACCCCTCGCTAAACCCGCTGAAGACGTTGTGGTATAATTGAATGTATGAAACCCTGTCCATGTTGGTGTAAAGGCTTGGTTAATAGAAAAGGTTTGCGCCGATGTAGCGTTAAAAGCCGTTCCCGACAACCCCGTTCCTGCCGTTAATGAAGACGGTGTTACCCATGACGGCAAACCACCTGACACGCCTAAAAATTGTGTTGATGTTCCTACTCCTAATCTGTTATCATTGCCGTTAGCATCACGATAGATTAAATCTCCGGTAGCGTAATTGCCGTAGGGGCTACCAGTATGTAAAGAGTTGTTATATGCTTTAAAATATGGCAAATTAGAACCTGCTGATGAAACATCTATATCTGTTCCTGTTAGGTTGGTAAACATATTATTGTAAACATTTACAGACGCTATAGACGAACTGCCATATTGCGCAACGCCAGTCATTGTAGAAGCAGAACTCAATATGTTTATTCTTTTTATATCTGTTCGTATTCCCGAACCACCCGAATAATAACCTATTGAAGCTACTCTCGGGGTTATATGTGTAGTGGTTATATTTCCGTAATCTACAGCAACCCCGTCAATGTTTACGTTTGTATTTAACCCCTCTATTTTAAACCCATGAAAACCCGCGTTTCCTGTGCTTGTGCTTGTTGCCTGAACTGATAAATAAGCGTCATTTACTATTATTTTAGATTGATTTGAATAGGTGTTTGAAAACCTAAATAAACTTTGATCTGTATTTGCAGAAACATCATTGGTAAAGTTGCTTATATATATTTTCGGCCGATTAAAAACAATAGAAATAAATGGATTATTTTGTGATGTAAATATTAAATCAGAAGACCCCCCAGCGCCGTGTGTAGATACATTTATCCCATCCATGCTAACTGTAAAATCATTAACTATAAATTTACCGAATTGAACAGATGTCCCCGAACCAATTCGTAATGGCCTCGCAAAATACCCACTTGTTCCGGTTAAGGCAGATGTTATTGTAACCCGTGTATTCTCTATAAGTGTTTTATGGTTGTTTATGCTTGTGAAGTTTGGGTATACTGTAGCTGGTTGATCATTAGAAATAAATATGGCCTCGTTATTGGGGTCTATAAAATTACAATCTCTTATAATACCGTTACTCATAAAACCTAATTCTATAGCATCATCACCAATTCCTGTACTTGAACAGCTTTCTATAGTGAAATTGTCGCCAAATCCAGAACCGCCTATATAGAAAGATGTCGCCGTCCCAGATGTTCTTGCCCCCGGTATTGTATGCGAACAATTAATAAAATTAATATTGTTATAATAACAATTTGTCCAAAATGATGTATTCCACCTATTTGAATACGCTTGAAAAGCACCATCGCCACCCGAAACTGAACTGTTTGATATGTTTAAATCAGTTATATGTATTTGTGTTGCTTCACCGCTCGCGGGGGTATCCCCCCCAAAATAAACCCCTTCTTTAGACGTGGTTAATGTTGATATGGATGGTACATTATAAATCGATACATTGTTAACTGTTATGCTCTCAATGTTCATTCTTGTTTGGGTATAATACGAGGCACTTGCCCAAGGCTTTGTACCTATAAGTATGTGCGAATTACCAGTTGAATTATTGTTGTCTATGCTGAAATCCTGAAAAGTATAATTTCTGAACACGTCATAATCGGCTTGTTTGTTTACCCAAAATAAATTGACGCAATTGTTTGATAATTTAAATATTGTTCGCCCTATTCCATCACCCCTTATTTTAATGTAATTGCTTGTATTGACAGGAAGTGGTAATCCTAATTTGGCCGTTGGGTCAAGTAAGTATGATGGAATATTTGCATAGGCGCTATTCATATAATATGTACCCGAAGGCGCATATATGGTTACTGGCTGTGATGATTGTAACAACGCAAGGTAGTTAACAACATTTTGCATAGCTGGACGGTCGTCAGTGGTGCCGTCCCCTTTAACACCAAACCACCTAATATTTACATCTCCGCTATACTGCCTTTGCCAATAACCCGAACCTTTACCGGTTGCTGTAAAAACAGTACCCCCGTTTATTGTTAGGCCCGATGCAACATACTTGAATACCCCCGCCGTATTAACATCAAGTATTTGTAATGTTGTAGATGTGCCTGAATAGGATTTTAGTCCAGTTGTATCCTGTACTTTTACAATTGCAGTATTATTAACCGACGGCACAATGTCGGATGTATCTGCCAAAACACCGTTTTTCCATTGTAATTTTTTTGTGATATTCCCACCCCCGCTAATTGGCACAATTGACATATTCGCACTCGAACTATTATTCCCAAATAAAATCGATGTGTTCCAAGGGAAATATGCTCCCGTTCCAGCAAAAGTAGCAAGTTGATAAAAATACCACTGTTGTTGACTATAAAAATAATTGCCCGATTTAACATAACCAAGTTGATTGTGATATACTGTTAAACGCCCCTTGTTATTTATAAATGATATATCGTTTGAGGAAGTCAATGTATCGGTTGCACTCAACATATAAAACTCTCTCAAATATTTACCTGTAGGTATAAAGTCTGATTTTTGTAAACCTGGATAAGTCATATATGGAACTCTATAACCACTGCTGCTACCTAATGAAAATTGAATAGCTGGTGTTATTGAACTTGTACCCGATATTTTAACAGTATCATTTAAAGCTGGTATTTGAGCCTTTACAATGGCAGGAATTAAAAGAAGTAAGAATATTAATTTTTTCATTTTAAAAGAATTGTACTGTTATGTTATCTTGATTATGGCCTGTTCCGTCATCGTGAAGATAAACGATCATTTGTGTTAAAAGCCCTTCGGTGAATGTATATTCTATTGTAATATCGTTTATTGTGATGTTTGTCCCCGAAACAACAAGTTTATAAGCCGAATATGCTGGTGTTCTTCCTAAATTATAAATCTGATTAAATGTTGTTCCCGATGTAATCGTATTCGGAGTTGTTACACCTATTGCAAAATTCATCTCTATTATTGAGGTCGATGAACCGAAAGGCACACCCGTTCCCCAAACCCCTAAAGCCTTTGGCCCAAAAATATATTGAGTTGTTGTGTTGATATAAAAATCGCCATTTACGCCTACTGTATTACTTGGGTTAGTCGTTCCGTTTAAAAGTGTGTTTCCGTTTGCACCTTTTAATGATACTCCACTTGGCCATGTTCCTGTTGCTTTTGGGCCATACATTATCTCCCCTGTTGGGTCATAGTAAAAATCGCCATCAACGCCAGTTAATGAACTTGGTGCGCCACTTCCATTTAAAACTGAATTGCCTCGTGGCCCTGTTGGCCCTGTTGCCATAGTAAATTTAGCAGTCCAAACACCCGATATTTTTTGATAGAAAATACCACCAGATGTTTGTATGTAAGTATCGCCATTAACACCTGTTCCGCTATCGGGGGCAATAGAACCGTAATAAATTACCGTTCCTTGTACGCCTTCACTAAGTGTATAAACAACTACCCAACTACCAGACTGTCTTTGTGCTATTTGCCCTGTGTCTGTTTTCCAATAAACATCCCCGTTACTTCCTGTAATATTACTTGGTATAGGATCAGAACCAAACGTCAATACAGCCCCTACAGAAAGATTTAATTGCAGTAGTGATAGCAATTGATTAAACGTATACCCAAACGTTCCTATAGCGTCTGAAAATACGCTTGTATCGCTTAATATGGGTATACCATTAGGTAACTGTAATATAGTTTTATCAGCCATTAGTAAAGCCCTCCATTAAGCCAGTTGTAATCATAAGGCCAGCCTTTTTGACCATAACCTGGTGCATTGTATTCGGTTTTATCAATACCCCTAATCCTTGCCCCGTCTTGACGGCTGTTTTTCTCTTTGCTATTGAAACGCCATAAAGGATAACTATTATAGTTGTTATACAAATACATTTCAATATCGTTAGCATGGGCATTTGCAATACTTCTATGTTGTGCGACAAGTTTTGTAATGTCACTTGGTTTTAATGCGTCTGCTGCGTCATGGTGTTTTACTACTGGCCCCGTAGCAGTGTAGTTGATTGAATCGGACTCCACAAACCTTGCAAATGTCCAATATACTAATGCCGGTATCATGCCTGGATAATAAACATCGTTTCCGCTTTTATCGGTATAGGTCAACCCGTTCCAAAGATCAAGATAAGTTTGTGGCGTATCGCCTAAAAAAGCCATTGCACTATTTGGGTCTAATGTTTGTACGGTAAAAATAACCCCATTTATACCCGAAACACTGAAAGTATCGCCTATTATAAAGCCTTGACCTGAATTAACAATAGTGAAATTGGTTATAGAGCCATTTAAAACGCTTACATTGCACTTTGCCCCGTTTCCTATACCTGTTATCGGATTTATAATTAAGTTAGGGTACAAGCCATCTAATGCGGTTGTAGAGCCTAAAAACGTTGCTGTCAATACCCCTGAATTATAAGCGTATTTAATAAAGTCTGTATAAAAGGCCGCACCCATGAAAAGACGCAGGTCTAAATCTTGTGCTTTTTTAACAAAAACTAAAATCCTGTTTGGGTTGACATTTATTGAAATGTCCTCGAAATTTGAAAAGGTACTTTGGTTTATTAAATATGTTTGGTTCATTTATTCGTCCTCCTTTTCTGTTTCTATTGTGCCTGTTACTTTGGGGGCTGTTATCGGTTTGGGGTTTACTGGTGTAAATGTTCCATCCGCTGGCACCATGTCTTTTGCTTGTTTTTCACTAAATCCAAAAGTATAAACCAATATCCATACTTTGTTTTCAACTGGCATATCAGTTAAAAGTAATTGCGTAATTGATTGCCCGATTTTAGCACCGCCATTTAAATCGGTTACGGTGTCTGGTATTGGTTTTATATCCCAATTATCAGATGTGTTAACAGGTGTGTAAAAATGACTAAAAATCTCTTTTAATACTTCGCTTAACTCTAATCTGTCTGGTGCTGTATTATTATTAAATTCACGTATAGCCTCTTTTTTCTCGCCCCCATTGCTTAAACCCGACGACTTTGTATCGTCAATTAAAATCTTTGGTACTTCCCACCCTTTTATAATTCGGTTCTCTACTGATTTTTCAGTTGATTCAAATAGTTTATCGTTGTTTTGAATATCATAAGGGTGTATTTCTGGCTTTTGGCTTTCGTCTTGATATTCTATAACCAACATTTTTTGTGAACTTTTTGCCCCTTGAAACGTTGCTAAGTTCTTTTCTAATTGTGTTGGATAACTTCTATATTCTTTGCCATCTGTTGGGGTTTCATTTGCGCTTTCCTCGATACGTCCAGGCATAAACATAATCGTTGAAGGCAAAAACCCTGTGTTTACTTCACGGTTATTAAATACCTTAATCCCCGCCTCTGTTTCAAAATCTTCCCATACGCAATCTGCATAAATCAAAGGATAGTCATCAATTTCAGGATTGAAGTAAAATATTTGACCTTTGTAGTTATCCCACCCATCGGATTCAATTACTTGTTTTTTTATTACTTCAGGGTCGGGATTGTATCGGTGAAAATAATCAATCTTTGAAGCATAAATGCTTTTCCAAGTTTTTCTACCCCAATCGAAATAAACTGCAAATTTATCTTTGTTTACAACGTCATCGGGATCACCTTGTCGAACATCTTCAAATTTAACATAACTTACCTCACTAATTTCATAATTTGCATTATAATTGATGTGCATTGCAAAGCCTACAAATATTGCTTTGTCAATTGCTAACCTTTTTAAAAGTTTTGAAAGAGTAAGTTTTTTATCATTTATTACAACATCGCCTAATTTATCTTGCTCAAACCCGTTTCCTGCTATGTATGCCGCCCTTTTACCCCAACAAGCCTTTGCTGTTGGCGATTGACCTACCATTTGAAGCATCCTTTGAGGGTATGCATTATCTAAGTCATACCCAATGATTCCCCATTGTTTTAACTGCCTTACTATTATTCGACGCTCTTGTTGACTTATGTATGTTTTCATTCTTATAAACTAAAAGGGCGAAGCCTTATTAAAACTTCGCCCCTTATTTAAATGCTTTGGTGAACTAAATCAACGCCCTATTAGGTAGGCGAAACTAAAGTCATAATTGCCGCCAATGTAGAGGCATACGTTGCGCTTCCCGATACAGGGGGGATAGAAATACCTCTTGGTGGATATGGCTCTCTGATTTTATCGGGGTTCATTAATTTGTTAGTATAACCACCTTCAACCGTTTCGTTGTTAGCGGTGTTTTCTGAATCACCCAATATTAACCCGTTTTCTGCACCCCACAATTCAAATACGCTATCGCCTGTTTTCCAGTTACGGAAAGTAATACATTGCATTCTACCATACCCCTGTGCTTGCATTTGTGCTTTTAAGGCTGTTGAAATACCGGCGATATTATAATCTATTTCCTCTGTATAACGTGGCCCTGCTGATGTTTTAACAAGTTTTGAGGTAGCATTAAATGAGTTGTTTGTACCATCGTATGAATACATCATTGCACCACCAACCGCTGTTATTCCAGTTATAAGCAACGGATTATTATTGGCGTATGTAAAAGTAAAGTCACCTTTGTTGAAAATGAAAATCTGATCTTCAATTCCTGCGGTTATCGGGTCTGTCGTGCCTAAAAAGAACCCTGCGCTTATTTTGTTGTATACGCTCATGTTTGTTTTAAATTAAGCCTGTAACAAAAATACTTCGTTAAAGAATTTGAAGTTTGTGCAACTTGACATTCTCGCCCTTGTTTTAAACACCCTGTCGTTAGTTATTGGGCCTAAGTAAACCATTGACAAGTCGTCGGTGTCACCTAACAAATCTACGCCTAAAAAGATGTTTGAAGTCCTTGCAGCTAAGATCGTGTTACCTAACCAGTGATCCATGATTTGCAATTTAACACCTAAATATTGATATTCTTTGCTATCAGTAAAGGCATTCAATACGTTAGTTGCTTTATTTGCTTGGGCTTGTTGGAAGGCATAACCCATGTGAAATGGCAATTGGATGTTAAAATCCTCCTGTTTTCTGTCTGCTTGGTCAACCTGTGCATATACACTTGCTAAAACGTCAATTACGTTTGATGCGTTTACATAAGAGAAATACCCCGCTGTACCTGATACTGTTGCTGTACCTGTAAACAAAGCTACGTTTCTTCCATTTACCTCGTTATAGTTACGGTACAATTGGAAACTTGTTGATGTAACGTTTGTAATCCAATATGATTGACCATTAGGATTGCCGTAAATTGCATCCGAGAATGAGCCGCTAATTCCGTTTAATGTTACGACATCGCCGTTTTTAAGGGTCGTTAATGAACTGATATTACAAGTTGCAACTCCAGCTGAAATGCTTATTGTGTTGATAGCCCATGAAGTTGAGTTACCTACTGAACTACCGTTTGTACCAGACAAACCAACTTTATAGGTTGAACTGTTTGCTGATGCTTGGCCTAACAAACCAGTGTACGCTGCTGAAAACTGTACTTCTTTAACGTTTGTTTTACCCAAATAATAAAGCCTTTCATTTGCGATTTTTAATTTGGTTTTGTAACGTGCCATTAAGAAGTCTGTAAGGTCTACAACGCCCTCATAATCCATCAATGCACCTGGTTTTACAGATTCAGCCTCCCATGATTTTACAACGTTATCCCATTGTTCTTGCTTCATAAACTCGTATTTAACTGGGTCTAAGTAGCTTTCATTTTGGGTTGCTGTAGTACCTTGATCGTTAAAAATACCTGACGGGTTTTGTAATACAACGCTGTCATCAACGTCAAGGATTATTTTTCGTGCTTTAACGTCTGAAATAACTGTCCATAATCCACGTGTTACGGAATCGGCCTCAAGCAATGTGCTTGCCATAAAACCGGCAATCTCGCTACCGGCGTATGTGTTGTTTGAAAATGTAAATTGAGCCATTTTATTTTTTTATTTATGAATTAGGATTTTTTTACAATTAATGAATTAGCAGCTTTTTGTAATTCAGCTTTTTGATTTGCCAAAACCTTTTTATAATGCGCCTCAGCAAATGAGCCTTTTGTTGGCAAAACAGAATCTATAACCCCTGCTTCGCTTTCGTCTGTTACCGAAATTTTGTTTGCCCTTTGAGAACCTTTGATAGTAAAAGTTGATTTAATTTCTCTTTTAACTTCTTCGGCTGATTTTTCAAGGGCAACTTTGTTTTCTTTGATAACCTCGGCTGCTTCCATAATCAATTTGTCTTTTTCTGCTAATTGTTTGTTCGCCATTTCAACCGCATAAGCGACAGCCGCCTTTGCTTGTTTTGGGTCTTTCATGCTAAATGTTTTGCCGTTTACCTCAATGTCATCTTCATCCGAATCATCATCATCTTTTTCATCATCGGGGTTATCATTGTCTTCGTCATCAGATTTTTTAGACGCTTTTTTTGCTTCTTCATCATCTTCGTCGCCTTTCTTTTTAGCATCTTTCATTTCTTCATCATCTTCGTCGGTAGCAATTTCTTCCGCACTGAATAACGCTTGAATTTTTTCAAGCAATGTTTTGCTTTTTACGGCTTGGTCGGCTTTTTTATCGTCTGTTTTAGTTGCCATGTTGTTATTGTTTTTATTGTTTGATAATTCTAACGCTCTTTCTACTGCTGTTTCGATGTTGCATATACCGTCTATTAACCCATTTTTAATTGCTTGGTTAGCCAAGTAAACTTTACCTGTTAACGGCTCTTGATATGTTACATCGTTTATGGTTATATCTGTTAATTGCAATTTATCGCCCCTGTTGGCTTTTACAGCCCCCATAAATATTTGATCTAATGGATTAAGGCTGTTTACCTTTAACTTTGTATTATCGCCTTTAATGGCTTCTAATACATCCATATTCTTATCTGGTGAGGTGTCGGCATTGATGTAAACATCTTGGAAGCCATTTTCTTCTAAATATTTGCTGTCATCAAAGAAACTTGCTGCAACCCCTATTGACCCAATTTCGCAAGTTTGATGTGATACCCATATTTCAGTAGCACTTGAACCAATCCAATATGCTGCTGAAGCTATCATGCCATCGCAAAAGGTCAAAATTGTTTTTTCGCATTGTTTTACAACATCCGCAAATTCTCCTGTACCTTCGACGCTACCACCCCCACTATTAACTAAAAGAACTATTGCATCTATTTGCGGTGATGCTGATGCCGCTTTTACCCATTCGGATAATGTATCTGTTCCTGGCGTTCCACAATAATCATATTTCATTATTGTTCCGCAAATTGGTATTATAGCTACCGAACCCGTTTCTGCCACTGAAAACATATCGGAATCATCGTCACTCAAATCAAAATAACTTCCTGCTTTAAATGCTTTTGGTTTTTCTAATTTTAAATCTTCAATATCTTCAATATTTGCAGCGAAATCTCTATTTAAAAACCTTACAGCCCTACGCTTTTCTATTATGGCTGTATTCGGTTCTATTAACCATTTTCCCCGTGAAATTGCGCTTGCAAGTTTGTTTATATTCATAGCATATTTTACGTTTATAAAATTGCGTACGAATTAAAAATAATTTGTTTAGCTAAAAACCTAACTTTTTTTAAACAAAAAAGCCAATCAGTTTTTTACACTAATTGGCCTTATTTCATATATAACGTTGTAGTTATTTAAACGTTCTTAATGCTAACCATATCGTATATTTTGATAATTTAAATTGTATCTCCGCTTCTAACGCCGCTTTTGTTTTGTTTATGTTTCGTGTTTTTTGTTGCAAGTCTACCCACAAATATATTTGACGATACATTAAAATCTTTGGAGATAAAAAACCAGAGTTCATTAAATCGGTTAATACCCCTGTTTCGTAATACTCATTTACTTTTTCTATCGTCATTTTTTATAGTCTTATCAATTCAACTTTAGTTGGTATTCCTTTAACCCATGAATCTATTTTGTTTACATAAAAATACCCTCCAAACTGATAAACAAAAATTGGTATTCTAAAATCAAAGTCTTGTATGTCTGCTGGCGTTAACATGAAAAACCCTATTATCACTTTCGTTTTTTTAAGGATATTTATAAACTCGGTGTAATAGGTGCTTTTTAGCCCTTTTAAGACACTATTACCAAGCCCTGGCATATCTTTCCACGCTAAATGAGAAGCTGCGTTATTGCCTAAATTTGGCGCATCTATCTTGTAAAAATAAGGTACGCTTATAACGTCATTAATAGCTATTGTTTCCGTCTCAAATCCGGGGTCGCCGTCTGAAAATATAACCGTTAATGAATTACCACCCGTTCCAGCTGATGACAAATCAACCTTTTGATCTATTAATATTCTCGGTTGCCCACCTACTGCAAATTCGCTTGTATCTGTAGGGCTGCTTATTTGCGTCATTGTACCTCCAATGTAAGGCACGTTGATTGAAGGTGAATAAATGCTTTGGAATAATGTTTGGGTTATTTGGTTTGGGTTCAATGTTTTGTCGTCAATTGGAATACTATCATCGGCAAAATACATTGGCATATTGTTTATCGGAATGCTTGAATCGTATTGATAACGCAAATAGTTCACTTGACAATAATTATCTAACCTGAAATTGTTTTGTTTACCAACGTCTTTTAATTTGGTTGACCAGTCTAACGCATTGGGTATATTGTTTACAACTGTTTTAAAACTTGTAAAAATTATTTTACTGTTATTTGGGTTTGATATTAAAATAAGCCCAAATGTTTGAAGTGTATCCTTAAGAAAGTCTATTTGCCCAACGTTTGGTAAAATCCTTTCGCATTGTATTAATTGCGACCATAAAACCGTTTTTTCGCTTGTTACAATGTTTAGCGTTGCCCCATGTCTAAAAATAGCATACGTGTCGTATGGGCCTTGACCTATGTTGTTAATATGATAATCAACATAGAATTGATCGCCGGGGTTAAGTGTTATTTGTTGGGTTATTTTTTGGTTTATAAATTCTTCTTCGCACGTTTTATTTGCACCATCACCGCCATTGTTTACCCGTGTTGAATTTTGGTCTAAATAATGTGAATTGCTTGCAAAATCAGTTGGCACACCCCCTGAAGGTAAAACCTTAAATATAATTTGAACATTTGCGGGTTGACTACTTCCTATTTTACCACGCATATAAATGTTATATACCAATTCGGCTGTAAAACTTACTACTTGGGTTGCGGTGTAAACATTGCCCGGCTGAAATGTTATTATTCCCTCAAATGGATAGCCGTCTGGTTGCAATGGCACACGTGGATTGCTAATTACCTGGTCTAAACCTTTTGTAAAAGATGCACCTAAATTATCGGGTGTGTTTTGATAATCCGTACCGTGTTCAAAGTCATTGCTTGAATATGGAATTAATATCTTTTGATAAAGATTAGCAAATATAGGGTCGTTATATAAACAGCTTTGTTGATAGTCAATTTGGTAGCCAGTTGATTGAATTAATAACTCGATAGCTGTGTGTAAAAAAAATGCTGGCCTTATATTCCTAACGTTTATGTGTCCTGAAAATGGTGCTACTGTAGATATATCACCATAATTTATAATTGGCCATATCCATCCGCTTGTCTTTTTTTGACTATATGCAGCATTTGAAACTGTCCAATAGTGATCGTAGGGTTTAAATACTAATGTTTGTCCGTAATTTGTCCATTGGGTTGTACTATCGCCCATGTCATAAATCTGTCCTCCTAACTTATCTAAAAAGTCTATATTGCCAAATAATAACAAACATTCAATAGCATTTTCTTTAAAATATTGAACCTCTAAAAGCCCGTTTTGAACAACTTCGATTCCCTCTACGATGTATTTAGCGTTTGATTGACTGTATATTTGGTCTGTTGTGATTGTTACATCGTCGGGAAAACCTAATGTTAACCTATTTTTTGCAGTATTAGCTAATCTAAACTGTTTACTTCCGCTTCCATTTAATTGGGTAATATTGGCTATATTATTAGCTTGTAAAATCAAAGGAATAGGCTCGTCATCACTTAAAAAATCAAGAGATACCCCATTTACTATAAGTTGTCTGTTTTCCATTAATAATTAAGTCTATCGTATGGTTTAGCTAATCTTTGTTGCTGATAGTTTATGTCTTTAATATCTGTTACCGGCGCTGGCATTGTTTTGATTGAATCAAATATAGCACTGGCCATACTGCTAATGTCATCGGGGTGGAAACGATATTGAACATTTGTGTTTGCCCTTAACCCGTTATCTGTAGTTGGAAGATAAGATGTAGAAACTAAACCACCTGTTGCAAATCCGGGTATCAATGTTTTTGACATTAAACCAATGGTTTTATCAAAAGGAATGCCTCCCCCTGCCACGTTTATTGCGGATAATAAAGGCGCATATTGCCTTGTTGAATTTGCGTTTATAACCGCTTCCCCGTTTGATAACCTTGCGTTTATGCTATCGCTTGTTCCCGTTCCTGCACCCTTAACCATTCCGTTACCAACGTGTACACCACCAGTCGCATAAGCTGGCGCTCTTTGGGCTGCTATAACAGCTTCTTGAGCCAATGTTTCGGTTATTATGATTGCATCGGCAGGTATTGCTGCTGGCCAACCTAACTCTGCATTCGTTTTTAAAATAGCTAATGCGCCGTCCATTGCAACTTTAGCCATGTTTAATTCTTGCTCTTGTTTAAATTCACGTTGTTTTGCTTGCCCCTCTAAAACTCTATATTTTTCACTTACTTCATACTGTTGAGTAGCGGTTAATGCTTGATTGCTTAATTCATATCCTTTCTCACGGTTTAATGCAACCTCTTTAGCTTGAAAACTTTGCTGTAAAGAGTTTTGAAGTATTTGAAATCCTGCATTTGCAATTGTTTCCGATGCTTGTGTTTCTAATTGAACCCTTTGTTTTCTATATCCGTCTTGAATTTCTTTAATTCTTAATTCAGAGGCTTTTGTTAACTCCTCTTTATGTGCTAATTGGTCGGCTGTAAACTTTGTTCCGTCATCATTTTTGTTACCTGCTAATCCTTGATTTTGCAATTCACTTTTTAATTCATCTTGTGCCTGTTTAACTTCCGCATTTTCAAGTTTATAATTGAACGGATTGTTTTTGCCACCGCTGATTTGTGCCTGTATAATAGCTGTTTGGTCTTTATAAAGTTGTGTTTGTAAATCAAACTTTTTGTTGGTATCATCAATTGCTTTTTGTTTTTTTCGCTCAAAAGATTGTGCTAAATCTGAATTTTGACCTAATAATTCGGTTTCTGTTGATAATGTTACCTGTAAGGCATTTAATTCGTCGCTAAGGGCTTTTTTCTTATCTGTTGATGTTTCACTATTTAATTCTTTTTGCTTGGCTGTAATCTCTTTATTCAGCTTTCTTATGTTTTCTTCGTATACGTGATCTTCTTCATTTAATTTTAAAATGTGAGATTGATAATCATTTTCAATAGTCGCTAATTCTTTTGTTCTGAAATCATTTGTTTCGGCAATTATTGTTTTAGAAACTTCTAAAGAACCTTTTTTCAAATCCTCTTGCATTTTATAATTATGATCGATTGTCATTTGTTCAATCTCATCATAATTGGCTTTTTGAATGGCTTTTATATCTTCATTCGCCACCTTTATCGCTTTAGTTGCTGCATCACGTGTTTTTTGTGTGTTTTTAGAATTGTTTTGTACTAATTCTTGCTTGCCTATTTCTTCACGCAATTTAAATACGGACTGTCTTGCCTTTTCGTTTATCTCGCTTAATGACCTTGAAAATGCCTCTTGTTGATTTAAAAGCATACGGGTAACGGCTGATATTTTTTCGGAGTTTGCTTGTTCTAAAACCCGTGCGCTTTCTGCTTGTAGTTGCTTTTGACGTTGTTCATATTGTTCCTCACGTGCTTGCTTTGCGTCATCCCTTATTTTGGCTGTTTCGTCTGATTGTTGCTTTTTATTATCAACTGCAATTATAGCTTGTAAACTTGCATTAAACCCCTCTAAAAAGTCTGCACCCTCTTTTTGGTTATAAACTAACTTAGCAGCCAAATCAGTAAGTTTTTTATATCCTTGTGACAAATCCTCAAGTTGTAAAATCTCTTTTTTATTAAGCCCGAATTTTACTGCGCTTAATTCTATTTCTCTGTTGTAGGTAGAAACGGCAATATCATGCGTTCTTTTATATTGCGCTTCGTTGATTTGTAAAATCTTATTGTAATCCTCTAATGCTTGCTTCGCTGATGTTGTTCTATCACGCATATCTTTAACTAATAGGCGTACTTGATTATCTTCATCCATTGTTAAAGTTGCTGAATTTTTAGCGGCCCTTCCTAAATCTATTAACTCACCTTTTAGGGCATAAGCCGCCGTAAATGCATTTGAAAATGTTGTAGCTAAGTCAAGGGAAGCGTTACCAGTTGCTATCATTTCTTTACCCGTATTATTTAACGCTCCCATTGTAGCACCCGCACCTGTTTTAATTCCTTCCCATGTTTTAGACGCACCGTCAGCATATTTTTGGAATTGCAATAAATAAGTTGCCTCTGCTGCTAATGCTGCTACAACGGCTAATATACCCGCTGCAAGGCCAGCCATTGCACCGCTTAACCCTTCTGCTGCGCCTTCTGCGCCTTCTGTAGCTGCTGAAACTTCGGTTTCTGCACCTTTCATTGCATTAAAACCCTTTGAAACACCCTGAAGTATTGATGAAAATTGGGTAAAACCAGGTACAACCCTACTTAAAACTTGATTAATACCGCTTAATGCCTCGGTATAACCACCAACATTACGTTGGTAATTGCCCATTTTAGCGTCAAATTGTTTTAATTGAGCGTTTAACTTTCTGTAGTTTTCTATTTGAGCCTTAATTGCGGGGTCTGATGACTTAAAGCCACCAGCGGCATTTTTGATAGCGTTTCCTAAAGCTGTGAGTTGTTGTTGTGCTTCACGATATGAGCCAGCTGCTGCTTGAAAGTTATTTTTGGCTTCTTTTGCTGCTGCATTAGCTTCAATTTGGGCTAATCTGGCTTTATCAATGGCGGTTTTGATATTTTGTTGCTCAACCTTTCCCTTTGCTAATTCACGGGTTAAATCTGCTGTTGCTGCTTTTGCATTAGCAATGTCAATCTTAGCTTGTTTTAAGGATTGAGAAAGGTTTTGTACTTCACCGTCGAGTGATGAAACGGCATTAACAGCATCGTCGTTTGCGACCTGTATGCTTACTATTGCCTTTTTTGAAATTTCGTCTGCCATTGTTTGGTAGGATTAATTATATTTGTCCCTACCAAAGTCAAGGTTTAAGATTTAAAAGCTACTGTTTATACCCTCGAAAGTTAACAGTAGCTTTTTTTTATAATTCGTTATTTGTTACTAAGTTAGTATTATAATCGATTTGTAGCTTTATATCAGGTACTCCATCAATCACATTTACAGTTAATTCCCTGCTCATTAGGAAATATTTTAATGTGCCGTCATCGTTAATGGGGTAATAGTATTCCCAATAGTTTTTTCTGTCATCAAAATCAACCCTAACAATTTTATTAAAGTCCGTTAAAACCGATTTTAAGAGGCTATAACGCCACAATATTTTTAATAGGCATTCTCTTTCAGTTACATTAATTTGGTCTTTTATATCAAATGAAAGTAACGAAATATCGGTAATTAATTTCTCTTGCTGTTCGTTCATTTGTTTGGCTTGCGTCCTCGCTTTACTTTTTGTTCTTCACTTTCGTTAGGTAATTCAGTTTCTTTAACAGATAATTTTTCAGAACCGATTTTTTTAATTTCTGCTAATTCATTTTCGAGTTGATCTATTTTATTTTCGGCTTCTAATAACTTTTTACTGATTATAGAAATTGTTTCTAAATGTGGGTTAACTTTCGGTTGCTCTTTTAAATCTGATTTTTCAAATACAACCTCTTTGTCATCGCCCCATTGCGCTACCTTGTTGATTAATGGATGCAATTCTTGTGCATCCATTTTTGAAAGTGTTAACCCTTGTGATTTTAAATCTTTTAATGTCAACATATCTAAACAAATTTAATGTTTTTTAATGCTTCATGCCCTTCTTGGATTTTTGCAATTAAATCTGCTATGCCCTGTAATTCTTTGCGCTGAATAGCAAGTAAAGCATTTTCGCTTCTAACAGCCTCCGCATCTATTTGAGCCTTTGTTTTGTCGTTAATGGTTTCGACGTTTAAAAAGAAATCCTTTTCTTTTGCTAATGCATCGTCGCTTATGCCTTTTTTGTAGTTTTCTAATACTGAAAAGCCCTCTTGACGGCCTTTTAATCGTTCTGCTGTAATTGCTTCTTTTGTCATATTGTTTTTAATTTGTTATTGGAATTGAATATTTATCATAGGAAGTGTAAACGTTAAACTAAAGCTATATTGGTCTATATAGGTTTCGCTTTCGGTATACGTGCCTGTTCCCGTGTCTACTGTTTGCCATTGCTGCCCCGAAACTATTGGGCCTATATAAATTTGAACCTTTGGCGAATATTTAATGGCTTGCAAACCTTCAATATCTTCGACACTAATGTTTTCCGCAAATACCTGCATTTTCATATTTGCATTTTTGCTAATCACATCACCGATTGTATCTGTTGTTGCCCAATTTGTGATATAGTTTTTAATTGATACTTCATTTGTTACTTCCAATGTTTTTACTTGGTTGTAAACAAAAGTGTAATAATTCCAGCACCCTGTTAAACCAATCCACCTTAAATAAACTTGACGATCTGTTGTGTTTTGATCTATTCTTATTGTTTGCGATACGGTTAATGGAAACTCCGTATTTGAAACAGGATTAGTATCTGCAATGTCAATTGGGGTAACTGATGAAGTGGTACTCAAGGTTACGCAAGTTATTGTATAAACATCTCCTAATTGAACAATACCGGATTTAATTATTGACGCTGTATTTGTTTGTACAATTTGGCTATCAAATATTGTGGTTGATACTTTTACAACCGTCAATCTTATTTTCGGGTTGGACGCTGATGACGTGCTTTGTGAATAAGCCTCTATTGAATATGTTGATCCTACAGGCACAATTATAGAACCTGTTTCAGCACTATAAACGTCTTTTACATCTATACCGTTAATCTTGATCTGAATGTTGCCATCGATAAAGTAAGGCGTTAATTGTTCGGTTAATGAATAGTTGAAAACTGTTGTTGATTGTTTGTAAAGTAATTGAACGTTAAAATAATAACAATCGCTTGGTGGCACAAAGTTTATTAAAAGCCTGTTTAAGCCCACTTGTTGCACTATTGGCACATCAACAAGGTTTTGCCCCGCTATTATAAATTTACTTCCGTCTTGATTTAAAATAAAACTTCCATCTGTGTTTATCAAATAACTATCGTCAATCGTTTGGCTTGCTAATTCGTTTTGATTTATGTCTAAAAGTGTAATTCTATAGTATGGATTAAGATTAACCATATACTCACTATAAATAAATCCAATATCAAAGGGGAAATTATAGTTGTAAACAGGCATTTGAAAATCAGTTACCCATAATGCTGGCTGAAATCCTAAAGGGAATGGTACAAACTGTTGCATATTGCCACCACCTATTTGTTGTAACTGCCTGGCTGCAAATAATACGTAGTATGGGCGACTAATATTAATCCAAGTCGGTGTGTTTCCGTTCCAAACCTCTGCGTATTGGATTGTATAACTTGCTGATAGTTGGCTATCCCTATAATTTGTAAGATAATAACCTGAATAATCTTTGGCTTGTAATAAAGCCTTTAGAAACGACGAAATATCATTTTGGCAACTACCATCGCTTAACGGGTAATTAGTGGCTGTAATGGTCTGAAATTGGCTTGTAATTGGATTTAAATAAGTTATTACAGTTTGAATATTGTAATACGGTCTTAAAGAGTTGATATTTATAAATCCTGTTGTGTCATTTGCAGTCCAAACGCAATTTAAAACAAGGGATGCTGCATTAGTTTGAAGTACTTCATAAGTCCCTACATATTTTGCCGTGTTGATATAAACAAAGTCGCCACTTGAAGTAACTGTACCAACGCTTGGCACTGTTGAAACATAGCTTGTTCGTGCTGTTGTTTGGCTTACATCGGCATTAATGTTTACTAAAATATTGCCGTCTGTGTTTTGGGTTATGCTTGTTATCTCAAAGTCCTTTCGCTGAAACTTAAACCAAACATTATTAAACGCTGCATTCCATCGGCTTAAATTACCGTTTCCTAAATCAACTGTTGGGTCTTGTGTTAAAAGACTTCCTAAAAGATTAACAGTGTAGGGCTTTTGCGCTGTTCCTGAATTAGTGTCTTCTACATAAGCTATTCCGTTTCCTGAATGTTGCCCTGTAAATACATTTCCCGATTGCCATGTAACATTATCTAAGCTGTATTGAATTGCAGGGAATGAAGATGTGGCATTTATTGTTACCGTTCCATCTGATGCACCAATTGCACTTTCAGGGGTTGTTATTACGTTTACAATTGTAAGATCATCGGCTGCGGGGTCATTGGTTGTGCCATTGCCGGGTACAAGACTATTTATTTGAAACTTTGTAAAAAATGGAGTTCCCTCGCTTGTATCGTTTAATACGCCTGAATAAATAGGATAAGATAAGCCGGGAATAATTACCGTTGACGTTGTTACAGCCCCGTCAATGTTTTGTGTGTATGATACTTGGCAGTTATTGCCATTGGTGGGCAAGTTGGTTAAAGCATCGTAAATGCTTATAGATACATTACCACTTGTTTGCGTTCCTGAAATTGAAGTTACAATTTGTGTTATAAGTGCGTATAATGCCATCTATATTGTGTTTAATATGTCAAATAAGTTAGCTAACTGTTCGGCTTCGTTTTCTGCTATTTCATTCATTGCATCCTCTATGTGCTTTTCAGCTATTTCTAACGGTTGTGTTAAAACTCCAGGTTTGCCGGGATAGCCATTTTTGTGAATGTTTTTTGTAACGGCATAGGGGTTTAAATCAAGTCCTTTTGCTGCAATCCAATCCTCTATTTTTTCAAAAACTGTTGGATCGCCTTGAACCGCATTTGGCGAGGTTGGGTTGCGTCCAAATTCTAAAGCATCTATGTATAACGGTGCTAATAGTTGGCCGCTTGTGTCATCTGAAATAACCTCTAATTCTGAAACTGTTTCGCCGGTAGCATAACGCCCATTTGCTTGCAGCGAGTTGATAACATCGGTTTTGATGTTTTCTAAGCAATTTTCAATTATCTGTTGGTTTGTTCTCATGCCGTTTAATAATTGTAAAATTACCTAAAAATCAATTACTTTATAAAAATTAAATTTTCAGCGTTTTGTAAACCTAATCTCATTCCGAATTGAGCACAATATCCGGTAAACGTATCAAACAATTCTTGTTTACTATTCCACTCGATGCAAAGACATTTACAACTCACTTCTTTAAGGTCAATTTGTTGAAGTATAATCGCATCGAAACCCTCGGCATCTATTGAAATAAAATCGAAGTGGGGATAGTTAGCTTTACAGTAAAAATTAGCAAAGGTTATCATTGATATTTGCCTAATATCAAACTTAACACCAGGCCATCTTTTTGTTTCTTCAAATGAAGCGGAACTCACAAGTCCTCGATCATTTCCACCGGGTATATGTGTGCCACTTTCAAACAATGCCACTATCTTATCATCATCACCTATTGCAATATCGTATATCGCAACATTGCTATTACTATTATGTAAGTTTGATAAATCATTATTCACATAGCCAGGCTCTACTAAATGAGCTTTCCAGCCATTATCAATAAGCAGTTTTGAATTACTAAAAGTAACTCCGTCATTTGCGCCAATCTCTAACAATGTGCCTTTAAAATCACCGAAGTAATTTAAGACAAACAGATCTTCGCTATTTTGAGAATATGTGTTTTGCATAAATTTCATTAAATGACTGTTCATCTATAAATTCGTTATCGGTTGTTTTTTTGAGTACCACGCTAACGTTCCAGCCGTCCACATAATTACTCATACTTGCTTCGCTTGTTAATTCTAAAATCTCGTAATCACATGCTTTAGCTAATGCAGTATAAAAATCCTCTGTGAAATAATGCTGCCCATGTAAGGGCCAATTGTCTTTTTTTGGGTTTTCATGTATCATTAGGTAGCCGACTTTACTCGCTTCGTGTATGTTTTTTAATGGCTGATATAAAGATCCATCAATGTGTTCAATTGTACCATGTTGGTAAATAAAATCATAAACAGGTATTAAATGTAAATTCTCCCTTAAATCAATTGTTTCACTTCCCTGGCAACCCAATAAATCCCATGATCTAACATCAAAGCCCAAACTTTCAAAATAGGGATGTGCTATTTCACCGTAATGTTCGTTATCGTACAGGTTTTGGCACCCCAATATTAATAGTTTGCCTGTTGTTTTAATGTGCCTATGAATACGGGCTAAAGAAATTGAAGTTATTCCCATTGTTTGAATTTTTAGGTTAAAGGCCCTGCGCTTTCAGGATTATTGTTTCGTTTAATGTCTTATCGTAAGGCCCTGCATATTGAAGCCATTCATTACCGCTTTTCATAAGGTGTGATAACCCCATTTTATACATTACAGCACTACTACACGACATATCCCACCTGTGCTGTATAAATCTTTCGTCCTTACATAGTGTGTCTGAATTATTAAATTGTCCATCATACATTGATTGCTTCCACCGTTCAAAAAACTCTTTGCCTATTGGGTTTTTCATATCGAAGCCTACAAATCCCGCGTTACCGATCATTTTAACTTCCATCGCTTCGTCATGGTCGATGTCAAAATACTTTAATGTTCTGTTGTTTGTCCAAGTTCTTAGATAATGGCCTGCATCCTGAAATATAACACCATCTTTTTTTATTTCTTCAAATACAGGCTGCATATTCGCTATTGCGTAACATGAACTGTCAAGCCATAATATTTGCTCATATCCTTGCTCAACTGCCTTTTCTAAAGCCTTTATTTTAAACGCAAATGGTACTTCAGAATGTAATGGGCAATTCAAACTACTTTCGCCTACAAAGGCCATAAATTCACCGTCATAATTGTTTCTTAGGCTATCAGATAACCGGGCTAACATTTTCATGTACTGACCTCTGCGATTCGCAAAACTAACAACGCATTTTTCTTTATTCATATTTTGGGTTTTATTTGTTGCTTATAAATTTATAATGATAAATAGGCTCGTTGATTAACGTTTCTGTTTTGAGTAATGGGAAAAGCCTTTTTGAGTATTCAAAGTCCTCTGCGTGGCTAATTTCAGGGAACATAGCTTGCAATGCTAATTCACGTTTTACTGGGCTTATGTGGTTTGGTGTACGGTAATAAACGTTGTTTTCTTCATGCCAATGACCGTATTCTTTTGAAATAAACCATTGCTTTTCATTTTCACCGTTTGTGGTTATAAATCCGTTTATACCTATACAATCGCAACCCGATTTGCAAGCCTCTAAAATAAGTGAAAGATAGTTGTTTGATATTTCGTCATCGTCGTCAATAAAAACTATGTATTCACCTTTAGCGTACAATAGCATCTTATTTCGCTTTACACCGATGTTATAGCTCATTTCGTTATCAAATATAACCTCTACCTCGGAAAATATATTAAATGCGCCCTGTCGCCTTAAATTGCTTTCTAATTCAACGTATTGATTATACCTTGACGGCATTGTTGCAATAAGTATAGATAAAGTTAGTGCCATACTATTTCATTATATTGAATTAATGGATTTTCTATGCCAAAATTGTTTTTGCGATGTTCGTTTAAAATCATATCGCCATGTGCATAAGTCAAATCATTTTTTTCATTGATTGCGTCTTTTTGTGATTTGCCAACACTGTAATGATTATGTGTAAACATCAAAGGTAAATTAATAAACTTACCTAACATTAATCCTACGGCTGTTAATTCTACATCGCAACCCATGTGTATATAGTCGGGCTGATAGATATAACCAAACCTGTTGTAAAACATTCTATCCATAATCGGCAATGTGATAAGTGTTTTTTGGATGCCGTCTTGGGTTTTAACTACAAAGTCTGATTTGTCTTTTAATGCTTCTAATAGTAATGTGTCCCAATGTTCGGGACAATCAAAGTCATCTGATATAACAATTATTATTTTTCCTTTTGAAATTTTAGCAGCTTTATTAATTGCTTCAATTGCTGTTTTATTATTAGATTGAATTACATCACAAGGTGTCGCCCATGATTTATATTGTTTTATTTCGCTTTCACTATTATCTAATGATAAAATGTATTCAAATTTATTATCAGCCTTTGATAACCAAGAATTATATGCTAAAAACGCCTCAAATGGCCTGTTTCTACTTGGGTGTATAACGCTTATCTTTGGTGTCATGATTAATGTATTAATTCGTTGCCACAATCGCCCCGCTTTATTTGAGCGTTGTTTACAATCAGTTCGTTTACAAACTTATAAAAAAATTAACATAATAATTTCAAAAGATTGTGAATGTAATTATATTCCTGCCGCTTTACACGTAATTGAAGTAATCCCCGACAAATCAAAACCTTATTTCTACGATTTGTATTGCAATGAATTAAAATCTCTTGTTACAAAAGGTTGGTTTCTATTCTTAGATGAAGATGACTATTTAGCCTATAATGACGTGTTAGAACGCTTACCGCTTGATAATTTAGCTATACTTGTACAAATCAATCATATAGGGCATATTACCCCTTTAAAAGAAAACTTTGGCTTTGGTCAAGTTGGTATGAGCAATTTAATTTTACATCACTCATTAAAAGAATTAGCACATTTTACAGGTGAAGATCATAACGACTATCATTATGTAAAAGAAGTGTGTGATAAAATAAAACCTGTTTTTATTCCAATGGTAGTTGTTGAGTGTGACAGGCGTGGGCTTGGTGCTTAACTTTGATAATTTGGTGGCCTGGTTGTTGGGTCATACCCTGTATTATTCATTGTGGTTAATGTTATAGTCAAATTAACCCCGCAAGCGTTCATGCTAAATCTATTATAAATAGGCAATGATTTGTATTTTATATTTGATTTGATTTTAAAGAACCTTGCCGAATAAGGCGTTTCCCTGAAGTATTGAAGTTTAATTAAAAATTGCTCGAGTAAGTCTTGCGCCTGCTTTGTTGTTATTTCGTTTTGCGTTGTATTGGTGTCGATGTCTGCTATTGCATTGTTAGGTTGAAATAGAAACTCCATATAAAGCTCATACACATCATTTACGGAGTTTGTTATTTGACCTTGTAAAGTTACCGGCTTAATGTTATAAAGTAGCACACAAGGCAGCGGAGTGCTATCTATTGCCACGTTTATCTCATTCTTTGTGCCATAAAGGAAGTTTGGGGCTTGTGGAACTCCATTAACAGTTAATACCAACTGTTTTACAACTTCATTTATTTGATCTTTTATCATGTTTTAATTTCTAAATACCGTTTGTTAAATTCCGCTTCCTCTTTATTTAGAAGCATCTTTAAAAAATATTCGTCGTATGGCAAATTTAGTATTTTATTCCATTTAAGAACATCTCCACCCGCTAATGAGTTTACTGCGTTAATGTACGTGAATTTTTCAAATTTCTTAATGCCAGCTTGTTGTTCAGCTTTACTCGGAACGCTTTTAAGAGCGACATTTTCGGTTTGTATAAGTTGTTGTAGTTCAAAAAAAAATACCGTGCTATAGGTAACGCTTGCTCAACTGATAAATCTAAAATGGTTTCCTTAAACTGTTCGGCTTTTTGTACTGAATAATCGTTACCTGTTACCCTACAATAAAAGTAGTGAGCTAATATCTCGGCACACACATCTAATGACGGGTTAAAATTATCTTGCCAATTATCCTCACCGTATATTTTGATATGCCTATTAATTTCGTCTGATATTAAATCACGTGATGCTAAAAATGCCCCCGCCGGTTCGATAGATAAGTTTTTAATAACTTTTACTTTGTTTTCTTTCGTTACCGTAAATACTCCAAACCTTTTTGATTTACGATGTCCAAACGTAATGTATTCGGGTATTATCTTTCGATCGTATTCGTATTTTGTATTGTGAAATAGGCTTAATAAACGTTCTCGCAAATCTGATAAATCTTGTACATCAACAATGTTATCCGCAATCCTACGTGTTAAATCTGGCATTATAGGGTCAAATTCCGCTTGTTCCCTTTCTTCATCCGTCATGTTTTCCGATTGTATCATTTGGCGCATTGTGATGTCTTTCAAGGATTGCGGTATTTTAACCTTTACCTTCCCGAAAGTTGTAGTAAGCGTTTTTATAATCATTTAATCAAATTATTATTTCAAAGTTAGTTATTTTTTATTTTACCTTATCGTATTCGCTTTCAAAGGATGGTATTATGCTTGGTGGCATCCATGATTTACCGCTTTGGGTATAGCTTATTTTTAGCTTAGATAATGCTACATACCTCAACGGGTCAATTAGGTGGTTAAAACTATCAATAGGGACATTTAGTGTTTTACCTTCCCTGTCTTTTTTCCAAACGTATTTGGATAACTCTTTTCTCAAATTGGTACTATTCTTTGTGACGTTTATTTTATACCTCTTTAAAATATCTATTGAGGCTTTAATGCTATCTGGGCCTTTTTGGGCCGGTAATATGTACCACCCTTGCCTCTTTATTTCTTCGATACTTTTGGGCTCTGCACTATCTGCGATTATTTCTTTGCTTTTTAGTACGCCCAACACTTTCATTTCATTTGATATATCCTGGTTTGTTAGGCCTGTTTTATATATCAATTCATTCAACCATAACTCACCATCTTGCATAAATACTTCTAACAATCCCGTTTCGTCGTTTGTAAAGCCAAAATCAAGCCCGTAGGCGATTAATTTTGCATCCTTTGGTATATTTTCACATACAAACCAATTGCGTAGCACTAAGCCCTCTATTTTGCCTGTGAGTCCACGTGCATAAACCTTATACAATTCTTCATCTTCATATTTAAGCCTTTCAATTGCTTGGTGTAAATCTTCGCTTATAAAAGGGTTGTGCCTATGATCTGAAATATATAGTTGAACTGATGGGTATAAATCTTTGTTGTTAAGTACAAATTGATGCACCCAAAATTCAGAACTTGGGTTATAATCTAAAAATGTTTGTTTGTTGGTTCTTAACTGGAGTTGCTTAAATATGTTGTAATAAATGCCGTTTGCCTCATTTATGAAAAGATAATCGCGTTTACCCGAGTGAGCGTCTTGTTCATCCTCGTATGATTTAAACTCAATCATTGAACCGTTAGTAAACCATAATTCACGATCTGATTTATTGTATCTATCAATGAATGTTTTTAAAATTGGAGAGGCTCTTATTATTCGGGTAATATCCCGTATTGGGCCAGCTTTTAAGTTTGGAACATCTTGCCCTACAACTGTTATAATTAAGTTCGATGTTTCAATTGCTATACATGACAATAGTTGCATTATAGCGTATGTCTTGCCTGAACTTGTACCGCCTTGCGAAACTATAATTTTAGCCTCGCATTCTCGCATAGCACTAAATAAAGGGCTTGTTTCAAACATAAATTAAAGGTCTACTTCCTTTTCTGAACTGGCTAATTTAACATCTGTATAAACAACCGTAACTATGGGGTTAATTCTTTCGCCATCGCTTGTCATGTCTATTTCCTGTTTAGGTGCACCGTATGCACTATCAATTATAAACTTAGCGGCCGGTGTATCTTTATCTGTAATAGCCTTGTCTGCCTGAATAATATAAATCATTTCTTCAGTGGTCATGCTATTATCAATTTCAGGGTACAGCTTTTTTAACTCCTCTAATTCCTTTGTAGGGTAAACTCTTGTCAATGCTAATATTTTACGAGCTATTGTGTTTCTGTTTTGAACACCGGCTTTTCTCCCCTTTTCTTCGGGTTGTGTTTCGGAGGTGAATCTATTACCTATTGAATTGCCTTTTTGAAATCCTTTTACACCTGGTGGCATATAATGTTGAATTAATGTTGTATAGGTATCAAAATTAAACATTATTTATTTTAATAAAAAAATCCAATTAGGTTTTTAATTCTAATTGGATTTACGTAAAAAGTATTTGTTCGCTAATTGGTAAGGGTTAAAGTTGCGACAAACCACTTACTATTTATGCTATTTAATAAAACCATTGCGTGACAAGCATCAATTTTATCTTAACAAAGATATAAATTATTTTTATTTATTACTTTTAAATATTTTGGCCTTTATATCGATTATAAAGCACTCAATTTTGCTGGCTAACTTGTTATACCATTTTGATTTTAAATCGTCGTAGCAAGCCTTTGTTACCCTTAAAAACCTTTGTTTATTCTCCAAGTCTTGTTTGGTATAAAACAATTCGCTTTTTACTTCTCTAAGTTCTGATTTTAATTTTGATATATTTTCGTTCAATGGATTTAGGTCTGGTAATTCTAAAAACCATTCGTACCCTCTCGAGGTGCGTTCAATTTTAAATTCAACTGTATTATTCTCAATTTCTTTATCGTAATCAAATTTAATATTAGGCTTCCACATAGCTTGTATAAATGATTCAGGCATTTTTACGCATTTATATTTTTCGTGTCTGTATTCCATTGGATTTGGTAACCCGTCTAACATTTGCCTTAATTGATTTTTCGATAATTTCATTTTTTTTATTTTCAATTCGTTAAACAAACAAAGCCACATTGAACTCGCTTCTTTGTGGCTTCAAACCTAAACCATAATCACATTTTTTTAATATTTTATTTTCATGCCTTTGTATTCGACTTCTAAAGCCCCTAATTCCTTCGCAAGTTTCATAACGTCTAATATATTTGGTTCTTCGTTTTGACTCACTATAGGGCTTAATTTAGACTCAATGGCAGGCAAAATTTGGTTTGAGTTGTTATCAATTTGTTCGGGTATATTTGGTTTGAGTTGTTCGGATAAATTACTTGTTACTTTTTTATTTTTAAGTACACATTTAATAAACCTTTTTGGATTTGCTGGTTTGTATGTTAATAAATTAGGAGTCGGTAATATTTTAGATGCTTTTTTATAAAGACTTTCCATTGTTGGTGAAATCTCATAATTTGCTACTAAGTACCCTAAGTTTTTGCTACACCATTTCCTTACATCTGAAAGTTGCCCATGAATGCCGCCCTCGGTTCTATTTGATAGCATATCAGAAACTATCTCTTTAACCTCATGGTTTGAATACCCCCACATTATAGGGTGGTATAAATAAGACAGTTCTTCCGCCGTCCATGATTTGTGTTTTGAGTTCATTTTTATTTATTAATTTAAAATTCGTTCGTTTTAATTTTTAACTTCTTTTATTCCTTTCTTTCCATTCAGCTAAACCGTTTCGCTTGAAGTTGCTTTGAACTTGCTTAACTTCTTCTCGTTCGGATGCTGTCTTTTTGAATACACTTCTATCGATGTTTACAGGCAGTGAATGCGGCCCTTGGTTTACATCGTAAAGGGCTATGCTTCTTTGTTCGATGTTTTGGATTTGATGTTTTGAGTGATACATTATTTTTGTTTTTTTTTTAAGTCGTTAATGTTTTATTATTGAATTTGAATGTGAAATACAATGCAAGCCAAAGTAGCTATTGCCATTAATACTGCAAAGGTAATTAATTGTGTTTTTGGGTTTCCGTTTTGAAGTTGATTTAAAGTTTTCATAAATGTTTTTTTTAAGTATTTTGTTAATCCGATACAATTATAAATTTTTATTTCAACATACGCAAATCTTTTTTAAAATAATTTTTCAATTACTTTTTTTGACTTCGCTTTTAACATCTTCAACTCTTATTCTTTTCGGCAAGTCCCTTAAATAAACATCTATTGCTTGTTGTTGTTGAACCTTTGTACTATCCGCCATTAATGGGCTATAAATTATTGCCGCTTTTAATTGATTTAAAGCCCCTGTAAGCGAATTAAAATCTTCGACAGGAATTACTACCACTTTTTTATATTGTTGTGTTGTAGGCTTTGTTTAGGCTATGCAAGCCGTTGTAGTTGCTAATAATGCAATGGTGATTAGTTTTTTCATGTTTTATTGTTCAAAAAGTTTATATTTTTCTATTTTATTTAATGCGATATACCTTAATTCTAAAAAGGTGTTGTTGTAATATTTTTTACCCGAACATGGTTTTATATGGTTTAGCCAATGTAATGGGTGCATTGAAGTTATTTTATTACAAAATGGGCAACGCTTATGATTAAAACGCATACCCTTGAAATTATCGTCATTCGCTCTTGTGAATAGCCCATTACCCCAATCATAAAAGGTTTTCCCATTTTCAATTATATAACTCATTGCTTTATTGAAAATATTACTTTGTTAGTTACTTTGGTTTTGCGGTCGGCGTAAAGGAATGGATATTCGTTTAATGAGTTACCCTTGTATTCATTTACAAAATATTCTTTATCGCCTTTGATTGTTTGATTTGCCGATATAGTACCATTATAAAATGCTAAATTGTTAGATCCAATTTGCCAATAATACGGGACATACGTTTGCCAAATAACATAACCTTTGTTCCATTTGGTATAAACAGTGTCAGGCTTTACAATTAATTCCTGGAATACCACGGCAATAGTATCCGGTGCATAATAAACGCTATCATGCTCGATAACTGTTTTGTGCTTAATAACACGCCGATGTTGTGCTGCTTGTTGATCTGTTTGGGCGAATGCAGTAGCCGATACTATAAGGGCTAAAGCTGTTAGGATTATGGCTTTCATTATTACTTATTTAATTTTTTGCCGTCAAAAATAACGCTGTCTGAATACATAACCTCCGCCATTTGATAATTGTTGTTTCTATCGATGCCTACAATACTGAATATGGAGTCTTCCATTCTATATCCAGCTATTTTACCTTGTGCAAATATGTGACCATTTGAGTACGCTTTGTATGAATGACAATTAACGGTATCTGAAAAATATTTATTAGGGGTTGAAGACTTGCACCCACAATAAACAATTGCTAAAAGCAATATCGCAGTTATTATTTTTGTTTCCACGTGTTTAAATTTTTAATTTTTACTAATCGAAAAGGAATTATATAACTAATTGGTTTTTGATTTCTTAGTTTTTGTTTTAACTTTTTTAGAGCATATATACGGTCTTTTAATTGACCTGTGGCTTCCCAATATGCCTTTAAAGCAGTAAAATATTGTTTCTCCTTACTTGGTGTAATCCAAATATTATGCGACATATCAGTACACGTTAAGGCTAACAATTTGTTAGCCGCTGATAATATGCTATCAGCCCCCATGTAACTTTCTATTACTGTATCTAACGCTTCTGGAGCATCGTTAATATGCCATCCGCAACTATCTTTATATGCGGCCAGTTTAGAACCATCATGATCATTAATATTAATGCAAACGATGGCTTTTGTAAAATCAGAAAAATTGTTTTTCCCTATAGGTGTTGTTTGTGCTTTAACCGATAAGCATAGGATAATTAAAAATAGCGTTGCGATTGTTTTCATTGTTTTACTGTTTGATATATGATAAGCGCCATTTCAATGTGCATTTTAGCGTTATTTAAATCTCCTTTTTTTAATTCTTTTTCTGCCAAAGTATTTAAGCTGTCCGTTTTTTTAGATGCCCTATCTATAACCTTAAATTCATAGCTATCTATTAAAGGTTCATCGTTTTCTGGTTTATTGCAAGATGTTTGAATAACTGCAAAACAGATTAATAAAAGTAGTGTGGTTAGTGGTTTCATTTGTTGTTAATTTGATTTTCGGCCTAATGTTTCATCAATAAATTCGTATATTTTTTCAGTAGTCCATTCTTCGTGGTATGCTTTATGCCATATTTTCATTAAAGCGTTTTTAAACTTTAAAGTATCTTCATCAATGGCTTGCTTTGCTTCGTAACCTGCGATGAAGGCATTGCGATTTGATAAATTCAAATCCTTTGATATGCTTTCTATAATTCGAGGGTATTTTTCTTCTGCCAGTCTTTCGGCTTCTGTTGGTGTGTGGTTATTGCTCATTTTGTGATTCGTAAAAATTTTTAAGGTGAACATTTATGCGTTCGATACATTTGCCAATGTCTTCGCCATTTATATAAGATCGTTGCTCAATTACAACTATCATTTCTGTTGGATGCAAACCGCCGCGCTCATTAAGTCGTTCTAATGTTTGAGAATGGTTACGCATTGCAGTTTTTCTATCTAATAAGTCGAATGGGACATATTTTGGCAAAGTCGGAAACTGTTTAACAAGTTTATCA